GGCTTAATAGTGATAAGGTACTATTTAGCTTTGCGAGGGGCAGAGAACGGTGTGACCGCAATGGTCACGCCGTTTTTCTGCGTCCAGGGGTAGATTTCGCAACAACAGGCTCGGAAATCACAGGAATCTCTACATCATCCACGAAGTTGAAATAGATTTTTACCTTCTGTACCCGCTTGCCGCTGGATTTGTCCGGCGCAAACACCTCAATCTTCTTGATATACTCATTGACTATCGTAGGCGTCAATTCCGGAACATCCACATACTTCTGGGTCAGGGCAACAAAGGCATCTACATCTGCACTCATGGTTTCCTGCGTTTCCAGCCATTCTTCCGTCACTTCAATTTCGAGTTTTAACCGTTCCTGTTCTGCCTCGTAATCGGCGGTCATTTTCTTATACCGCTCCTTACTCAGATCGCCCAGGACAAAATCCTCATAAAGTCGGGACAGAAGAACATCCAAGTCAGCCAGCCGCTTCTTGGCCTGTTCCACTCGTTTCCGATCTTCACAGATGTTGCGTTCCTGATCGGAACGGCGGCATTGCAGCCACTCCTCCTGAAAGCCCTCCACGTCCTGCCGGATATAGGCATTGACCGCACGGATGCGTTCCAACACCAGTTCCCGCAGTACATCTTCCCGGATATAGTGGGCAGAACAGGTGCCTCGGCCGCTTTTGTAGCTGGAGCATAAATAATGGTCTTGCTTGCCGTCAAAGCTCTTGCAGGTAGCAAAGTGCAGCTTGTTCCCGCAATCGGGACAGAACAGAAGCCCGGAGAATAATCCCTGCCGTTCCGCTTTTGTGGGACGGCGTTTGTTTTTTCGCAGCTCCTGCACCCTGTCCCACTGAGCCTGAGAAACGATTGCTTCCTGCGTATCAGGGAAGATACACATATCTTCGATTGCATTGGGAATCCGCTTTTTCAGCTTGTAGGACTTGGAATAGGTCTTGAAATTGCAGGTACAGCCGGTGTACTCCATCCGTTCCAGAATACCCACAACCGATTGACCAATCCAATGGTAAGGGCGCTCAGGCATCTTCTTCCGCTTTTTCGGGTCAGGATGGTTTTCCGACTGTTTAGCATACAGCGCCTTGGTAGTCAGCACCTTATCCTTCTCCAGTATACGGGCAATCTGTTCCGGCCCCTTGCCGCCAATAGCCAGGTCAAAGATGCGCTTGACTACTGGGGCGGCATCCTCGTCAATGATCCAATGGTCTTTATCGGCAGGGTCAGTGCGATAACCATAGGGCGGTTTTCCCAGATGCTTTCCGCTGGTGCCTTTCTGACGGAATACAACCCGGACTTTTTTGCTGGTGTCCCGTGGATACCATTCGTTGAACAAATTACGAATAGCGGCAAAGCCGTCGCTGTCGCCTCGTTCACTGTCCACACCATCGTTGACGGCGATAAAACGCACATCGTAGCTGGGGAAAATGATGTCTGTGTACTGCCCAACGGTCAGGTAATCTCGGCCAAACCTGCTGAGATCTTTGACCAGCCAGCAACCGACAAGCCCCTGCTTAACCAGTGCAAAGCCTTCTTGTACGCCGGGGCGGTCAAAATTGGTTCCCGTATATCCGTCATCCACCAGAATTTTCAGGTTGGTGTAGCCATGCTCGGCTGCGTACCGGGTTAAAAACTCTTTTTGATTCTGTATCGAATTTGATTCTCCATCCAGTGCATCCTCATTGCTGAGGCGACAGTACAGGATGGTGATTTTCTGCTGATCCAACATAGCGTCCTCCTTTACGGTTGGGTCAGCTGACAGAATCGGTGTGCATGGTGATATTGTAGCATGAATTTGAGTCTGTGTCATGAACAAAGCGCCTCCTTATCCGAGAAAATGAGCCGTTTTACCTTGTGGGTAAGCGGCTCATTTCCGTCACATACAGTTTCCAGCAGATACCAGGTATTTCCGATTTTCCGTTCCACCGTACCGGTGAACGGATTCATCCGGTTTTCCCAGCGTTTCCGGCATTCTTCCAGAAAATCAATCGGCGGTTCAAAAATCGGGTCAAAGCAGGATTCAATATCGATTTCGGCACAAGCGTTAATCAGCTTTTTCGAAGGAGCATTATCGAGCACCAGCTTATTGAGTTTTGTTGTCAGATTGGTCATAAGCAAAAATTCCTTTCTGTTAAAGTTCCATATCTTGCGACTTGCGGCGGGAAGGCTGATCGTGCTGCCTTGTTTGCCAGGTACGGGTCAAAATAGCATCAAGAAAAGCCCGCACCTTTTCGGGTGCGAGCTTGACAGCTTCCAGATAAGGCCGTACCTGTTCTTTTAGCGATTCATATCGCTGTTTCCAGACAGCGGCACTCTTTTGCGCTTGTTGCAACTTATCTTCCAAGCGGCTGTTTTCTGCCTTGGCAAGAATCCCATTGACCGCATAATCCTTGAGTGTGCTGCACTCGGATGGGGTCAGAGTGATATTGCCGGTGATCGTCTTTTTCCCCATGGAGCGGATTTCCTGTACGGTCAGGGCGGTGGTTCGCTGTTCTTTGGTCTGCTTTTGCAGGGATTGCAGTTCCTTCTGCTTTTTCTCAACGGCAGCCTGTACAGTGTCCAGCGCCTGCTCTGTCTGAGCGATTTGAGCGGTCACATCTTCCAGCCGCTGCTGCTCCTGTGCCACCTTGAACTGGGTCACAGTCAGATGTTCTTCAGTGCTGCCACGCTCTCCACGCTCCACATCGGTATATCCGGCAGCTTTCATATAGTTGAAGAAATCGTCTTGCAGGACACTGTACGATGTTCGCAGGACTTTCTTGCCCTTGGCGGTCAGAAGCGGATTGCCCTGTTCATCCAGAGCAACTTTTGACTCCCACTTTTTGCTGCGGCTGACCTGCATGATCGTTTCCTTGACTGTACCCACAAGAGATTTATCCTTGCACCGCTTCGACCAGAGAATCTGTTTTTCCACCACCGGGACATAGACCACATGAAGGTGGTAGTGGTATACATCCTGCCCCAGAGCTTCCGACATGGCCCGGTTGCGCTCATCGGCGTGCATAACAGCAGAGAGGATATACTGCTCACCACCCACGATTTCCACGGCGGCTTTGTATGCGTCAGTGTAGAACTGCTTAGCATATTCGTAGCCGCCGTGGTTGTGGAAATAAGCGGAGTTCACATCAAAAATCAGTTCCCCATATTTCACCGCATCGGCTTTCAGACCACGAGTGGAGATGACACCATCGGCAATCATCTGATCGAACATAGCAGCATAGCTGTCGGTGGGAGCCTTGAAGTGGATATTCCGGTAGGTCTGGGAGGTATCAATATCCTGGTTGGAGTAGCTGTCCTTTTCCCGTTCGTTATGCTCCTGCACCTTCGCCACATCATCGAGGGTGGGCAAGTCCTGGTTACGGGCAAAGGTGCGGTCGATTCCATCGTTTCTTGCCATAAAAATCAGCTCCTTTCCATTGTGCGGCAGACGGCTGGGGGACGGGGATGCACTTCCTGCGGGAAGTGTAATAACCCACTATGACACTTTCATCCCGAAGGGCTGCAAAGTGCCGTGGGCTCTCCGAGGGGGAATGCGGCATCTGCGGATACCTTGCCGCCTTTAGAGGCTTGTGTGTGGCACCCAAATCCTCAAAAGGCGGTGTGACCGACAGTCTCTCCGCACTCTTGATTGCTTCAATTCTGCCGCTCACAGGCAGAGCAGATTTTGCAAATCCACTCTGCCATCCATCTCCAAATCTGTGGATTTTTCGATGGAGACGGGAGGTACGGCGGGTAAGAATGGCGGGCATCATTTCTCTCTCCGCTTCTGCCATACAAGGTCATAGCCGAGAGCATCAGCAAGCTGAACCGCCTCCACATACCGCAGAGACTCCCGCTGGAGCTTGTTGGACAGGTTGGAAACGCTGTCGCTCCAGCCGTAATCCTCGGAAAGCCGGTCAACGACCTCCTGCATCGTGCAGCCGGAACGCACGATGTACGACTTGATTTCATTTCTCAAATTGGATTTCATAGAAAACACCTCATTCTTTCGTAAAGCTGGTTTGCTGTGGAGCATATTCGCTGCACTGCTCAGCAAACACAGATAAGATTCAAAAAATCACTCAGGATTGTGTCCATGAAGAACTGTCCGCAACAGTACCCTATCGACTTTGCGATTAGGTGGGCTTGCAAGTAAAGCCGTAAAAACAACCACCTTTCCGCATACCACCATCACCGTTCTGTAAATCACTGAATGATGATTTGTGTTCTGTTTACGGTAGTGTTTTTCACTGTTTGCACAACCATTCATATGAAGTGCGGATTTTAGAGCGCCATCTGAGCCGAACAATAAAAAATGAACTTTGATTTTTTGCGTTCGTGTGTTCCTCTGTTCCAAAAGCTGCACCCAATCCGGAACGCATGAACGCACGAACAGGAGGTTTTGAAGTTTTATTACAATTCCATAGGCGAGAGCAGGACATAAATACCCATATATCCCCGGCACCGCTTTCCGCCGCCGATGTGCAGATTGCTGACCGGCTCCAAATGGTAGCGTTCAGCATTTTGGCTAAGCTGGTTTGCGAAGCTCTTTGGGGACAGTGGGTTTTCTGCGTTGTCCTCACACCACCGCTTATACGCTGCATACAGATTTTTGGTGCTGGCTTCATAATCGGCCTTGAATGCCACATAACCCTCAGAATCGAGAAAGTCCAGAATGTTATTAGCATCCCGAACAGCGGAAGTGATATTGTCCTTGGCTCTCTGGCTGATGGTAAAGTGATAGCGATTGGCGATCAGCCGCCGCAGCCCCTCCAGCATCCAGAGGAAGATTCCCTCTTTTTCGGCAATCAGTTTTTCAGCAAGAAACGGGTCATCGAACCGATCCGCAGGCTTGTCTTTGGTGGTCAGAATGATTTGGCGGCGAAAGAAACCGTCGCTGCGGTCGTGAAGTGCAGTCAATGCCCCGTTGCCGAAGCAGAGAAAACGCACATACAGCTGCCCCTGATAGCTCTGTTCTTTCTTCCGTTCCAAATCCATCCGCAGTTCCGCTGTTACGATGGATTTTACGTAGTTGGTTTTGGTCAAGGCGTTCATGTCCAGATCATCGTCCACCATGAGCAGCTTGCCCTCCAAGTCGGCTCTGGCGAAACGGTTGTTTTCTATCTTTTGGATGGAAGTGGTGTTCATGTTTAGCCCGAAAATGGCGTTCATCACCACACCGATCCGGCTTTTGCCCTCGCCGCCCTTGCCAATCAGCATGAGCATTTTCTGACCTTTGGTGGACGGAATCAGGCAGTAGCCCAGATACTCCTGCAAGGCGGGAATGTCCTCCGGTTCCAACAATTCCGAAAGGAAGCGCAGCCAGTGTTCCGGTGCAGGAGCATCTGCCCGATAAGGCACCGACAGGCGGTTGTTGCAGTACTCTTTTTCCTCTGTGAATGTACCGTCCAGAAAATAAGTGCCATTAGCCACATGGATGCGGTCACATTGCAGGGGCAACGGGTCTGTGTATGCCGCCAGCTTCAACGCTTTGATTATCTGCTCCACCGTCTGTGCAACCTTGGCATGAAGCCAGGGCGAGATTTCCTCATAAATTGTCCGCTTCAATTTGCTCTCATCCGGCAACGGTCCATCCACCGTATAAAAGCGGTCGTTGATGCAGCGCATGGGATGCCGGGACAGAAAATCCCGGCAGTATTCCGGCTCGACAATTTTCCCTTTATCATCGATCCAAACAGGGTTATTCATGGTATCGCTCCTCTCTCGGTCGGGTCTGTAATTTGCGGATGTATCCGTCTGCCGTTAGTTCGCTCACGACTTCGCTTCGTTCATAGGAATCGCCTTGCAGCAGGATATCCAACTGATACTCTGCCCAGGGCAGCCGGTGGCAGGCTTCCACAAACCGCTCGTCCAACACATCTTCCGGCGCTTGTGGTGCATACCGTTTTTCCCAATCCAGGAGCAACCGCCGATACTGGTTCAAAACAGAAAAGCACAGCTGCTCGTTCTCACGAAGCTGCTGTGCTTTGGTGTTGTGTTTCTTTTTCCGGCGAATGGCTTCCGGCAAGGGCTTGTCCGGCGCAAGGTGAAAGTCCGACGCCAGTTTTCGGGCCGCATCATACAGCCGAATGTCAAACAGTTTGGCGGTCAAATCGATCACATCCCCGTGTTCCCCGCAGGCGAAACAGTGGTAGTGGTCATCCGATACATACAAGCTCGGGCGACGGTCATTATGGAACGGACACAGTGCCATGCCATAGTGGTTGACGTCAATTCCATACGCCTGCGCTGCTTCCTGTGTGTTGATACTGGCTTTCACCACTTCAAACAGATTCATACCGATTCCCTCCATTTCCTTTTTGATGGGGCAGTTTTCTCACCCCTCTGTATAGGTTATGGGGAAAATCGAAAAAAACAGGCGAATGGCATGACAAGGCATTTTCAAAAAACATGACAAGAATTTAATTGTGTGCTATTATAAAAATAAAAAAACATGACAGGAGGGAGAAGATGGATCAGATCATCAACCATGCGGTTTTGTCGCTGGATTTCTGGCAGGACACCGTGAACTATGAGGGGTGTACCATGCCCACAGGAACCATTGGTTGCGAGGTGCTGAACATCCCGGACAGTACCATTGAAAAACTGGATACTCCCTGCAATGTGCTGAACCAGCTGCTTCAGGGGATGAACACCGGTTCCGTGGATATGGAGCTGCTGCCGCAGGTGCAGCAGGCCGCTGGCGAGATCATCTCCTTTTTGCAGGCGACACCACCGTTCTCCCGCCTGAATCGGAGCTATTTTGAGCAAAAACTTGCAGCCATCTTTTCCGAAGAATATATGGAGGACGCAAAAGCCTATTTGCAGCTTACGCAGCAGGAGCAGCTGATTTGTGCATTGACTGGTCAGCATAGCAAGGCAACCATGCTCGTCCGAATAGCGCAGGTGCTGGGGCATTTGAGCTATTCTCTGGGGCAATACAAGGAGGCTCTGACGAAATATGCAGAGCGCTTGAATGAGCCAGACTATGACCGTACTCCGGACGGTTATGCTGCAATGTTCGGACAGTTCTTCAAAGGTGAGCCAACTCTGTCGCTGGATAACCCAGCCTGGATGACCCTGACCAATGCTTCGGTGCAGTATGTAGCCGCCGTTCGGCCCGGAAAGACGGAGCCACAGCTGGTCAAACGGATGCACTATGTCTCCTTTGTGGGGATGTTCCGTTCTGACTTATTTGAGGGGCTTTGTGTGGGCCATGCACCTAAGAAATGCCCCATCTGCGGTAGATGGTTTCTTACCATTGATGCACGGCATACCAAATACTGCGGTGGTCTGGCCCCCGGCGACCAGCGGGGACGGACTTGCCGGCAAATCGGCAATCTGAGAGGCCGGGAACAACGTGAGCTTGCGGACGATCACCCTATCAAGGCCATTTATACCCGCCGGATGAACTCCATTTTGCAAAGCACCCGCCGGGGAAAGTTGGATGAAGAGACGGCAGCAGCTATGAAAAAGCTGGCAAAGGATAAGATGCTCCGTGCGCTTTCGGATCATCGCTATGCCAGCACTGTCTATGAGCAGGAAATGACTCAGCAGGCACTTTTGAAAGCAGTACAAAAGAAATAGCGGCGAAACATCAGAAAGGCGGTGAGGAAAAATGGATACAGTGTGGACATGGGAGCTGTCCGGCTACTGTGCCAAATACGGCTTTCTGACCGAACCCAAGGGCTTGACCATGCGGGAAGCGGAACGCATCTTTCAGCTTGACCCGGAACCGCCTGTTCGGGAAAACATGAATGATTATATTCTGGAGGCTGTACGGAGCCGTAAGTTGCGCTGGTTTTCCTTTTTCCTGCACTGTTATGAAAACCGGCTCAATGGTCGTATTCACCGTTTCCTGCTGCGGGAGGGGCTGGATCGCTATGACCCGGAACGATTTTTGGACTACAAAATGGGCTGTGTACTTGCCATGCTGGATTGTCTCAGGGGATACAATCCAGCACAAGGGGCGGATTTTCTGACCTATGCCCATCATTTTATCGGGAATGCCCTTTTGACCTGCCGGATGCAGGAGGAGGCCGGTTCCTTCGAAAATGTGGATGAGTACAAAGCTGTGCGTGGGATTGCTTGGCTCTATAATCAATCCGGTCAGTCTGAACAGGCGGCAATCCAGAAATATGCCCAGAAAAACGGTTGTACCGAGGAAACCGCAGCAAAGTTTTTGGCATTGGCCAAGCAAAATCGCAGCCGTGTTCCGTTTTATCAGACCATTCAGGATGAGGACAGCGAAGAAACCGGCGAGGATGTCAGCCGGGATGACCATTGGGACTATACGGAGATTCTATGGAACGGCATCCAGGCTGAAGCTGTCCGAGAAGCGTTTGAAAAGCTGAATTACCGGGAGCAGACACTTTTGGAAAAGAGAAACGCCATCTGTATGACCTGTGGTAGGGTCAGTCCCATCAGCACCCGACTGACCTTTGAAGAATTGGCGGTCCTCTTTGAGGGCAGCACAGCCAGTGGTGCAGAACGGGCCTACCGCAAAGCTGTGGAACACTTGGCCTGTCTGCTGACAGAAGCCGGAGTGCTTCACATAATTCGCCTAAAACGCAAATCCCAGACCAAACGCAAAAAGAAAATCGCCGCCGCTGTCTACCTGTATCAGGTGGACAACGACGGCGAATGGGGTGAGATTTCGTTTGATTTTGAGGCTGGAACAGCGGAGATCATCCGGTTGGCAGAGTGGGATTCGACGGTAAGTAAGAAATTTGCAAAACAGGTAATCTATCATCTGCAAACTTCTCCAAATCATAATCTGCCCAAGGATGGGGTAATGATATTTGAAATATGATTCCCATATTTTAAGGCTGAATATCTTTCACCTTATTTGTCGTCGTGCAGTTCTTTATACAGACGATCCGCCAAAGCTCTCATCACAGCCTGATACTTATCTGCATCCAAGAAGAGCTGCTCATATGCTGCGGTGTTCTCCATATAAGCTTCCTGTGCGGTTGTATCAAAAATCCCCGGAAAAAGACTTCTCTCATATACTTGGCGATCCTCGGTCTTTGCGGCTTTTTTGGCTTTAGAATCCTTGCGCATTTTTTGATACAGCGTATCAACCATTACACGGTCTGCATCTGTGAATTCACCATAGAATTCCTCATTGATGCGCTGGATAATCTCGTCCAATGGACTGGTACGATCTTTTTGACCACCAGCCCGTTTTGGCTGAGTCGGTTTCCAAGATCCAGGCTTGCTTTCAAGTTCGATTGCACCTTCGTATGTCTTTTCCAGACGATAATATTCCAGCTTGACTCTATTATCAAGATCAAATGGCTGTACGGGATCGGAGGGAAGCAACTTGGCCAAGTAAGAGCAGAAAACGTACTCTTTGTGCAGTTCTTTATCGAACATACGGGTAATCTGAGAAATGTAGTTATACCACTTAACGAGCGCACGGACTTCTCTACGAAACTGATAGCGTTGCTCCTGATTGAGTTCGTTGTACTTATCAGCCACAGGCTTTAGCGCATTGGATATCTTTCCCTGAGTCAGATTTGCCTTGCGCACATCCGGGTCAAAATAAATACTGGAAACTTCTTCAATATCCTCATCTGTATAGATGCCAAAACCACGAAGCGTTTTCTGTGTTGTGTAAATCAAATCGAAGTTGATTTCTTCATCCAGACTGGTTTCCTGATAGAACTGCTGGAAAGCTTCACGGATGCGTTCAATCGGATTTACAAAATCGAGAATATAGGTGTCCTCTTTGCCAGGGTAGATACGGTTGACACGGCTTAAAGTCTGAACAGCCTTCACATCACGAAGTTCTTTATCAACAATCATCGTGTGGAGAAGCGGCTCATCAAAGCCTGTCTGATATTTTTCTGCAACAATGAGAATATTGCCTTCTTCGTGGAATACGGCCTTTGTCTGACTTTCCTTCACCCGATTGCCGTTACGATCTACATTCATACCGCTTTCGGTGTATTCAGTACCTGTCGGGTCATCTGGGTCTTTCAGGCTCCCGCTAAAAGCAATCATGATTTCTACATCATCGTAATTGTTGCTTTCAAGATAACGCTTAATTTCGTGATAGTAACGGACTGCCGCCAGCCTGGACGCAGTAACTACCATCATCTTTCCACGGCCACCGATCTTCTTTTTTGTGACCTCACGGAAAGTCTCTACAATAATAGCTGCTTTCTGCTGAAGGTTGTGCGGATGTAATTCCTCATAGCGTCGAATCGTTCTAACAGCTTTGGAGGTAGGGACTTCCGGATTGTCCTGGACATTCTTTGCGATTTGATAACACATTTTGTATGTGGTGTAGTTTGCTAAAACATCCAGGATAAATCCTTCTTCGATAGCCTGTCGCATCGAATAGATGTGGAAGGGGTGGAAAGAACCATCCGGTTGAGGTTCGCCGAAAATTTCCAGGGTTTTGCCTTTGGGCGTTGCAGTAAAGGCAAAGAAACTCATGTTGCTGTGTTTACCCTGGCTGAGCATTTCTTGTACAAGAATATCGTTGGACTCGACTTCTTCGATAGCCTTTTCTTCCAGTTCGGCATATTCTGCAAGAGCATCGCTCACATCGGCAAGAGCGGCCTTGAGTTTTAATGCGCTCTGTCCAGTCTGGCTGCTGTGTGCTTCATCTACAATAACCGCATAATGCTTACCAACAGCGGACTCGACCTCATTGTAAATTACAGGGAACTTCTGTAAGGTGGTGACAATGATACGCTTTCCATCGTTAATAGCGTCACGCAGAGCGCCAGAGTTTTTCTTCTCGTCAATCGTAACTACACTCCCCAAAGTGTGGTCAAAGCTGGAAACGGTGGCCTGCAACTGTTGATCGAGAATACGGCGGTCTGTAATAATGATTACGCTGTTAAAAATTGCATCGTTGTTTTCGTTGTGGAGGCTGGCCATACGGTAAGCCGTCCAAGCGATAGAATTAGACTTGCCGGAACCGGCACTGTGTTGGATGAGATAGTTATGTCCAGCGCCATTAGTTCTAACATGATTGACCAGTTGACGCACGACATCCAACTGGTGATACCGTGGGAAAATGACTTTGCTGCTGACGGTTTTCTTTGTGGAACCGTCCGGCAAAGTCTCTTTTTTTTCTGTTCTTTCGTAGTTAATGAACTTTTGCAGAATATCCAACAAGCTATCCTTCTGGAGGACTTTCTCCCAGAAGTAAGAAGTTACATAGCTGCCATCGGTGCTCTTTGGATTACCTGCACCGCCATCCTTGCCTGCACCGGCACTGCCTTGATTGAAAGGAAGGAACGTTGTCTCCGGGCCTTTCAGCTGGGTAGTCATATATACATTGTAGAGATCGCAGGCAAAGTATGCGAGAACACGCTTATTAAATCCGAATGCCGGTTCATTAGGGTTGCGGTCATATTGCCACTGACGCATAGCGTCATCCACCGACTGCCCGGTGAGCTGATTTTTCAGTTCAATCGCCACAACAGGGATGCCGTTGACAGCCAGCATCATATCGACTGTATTTGTGTTGCGTTTAGAATAGTGCCACTGGCGGATACACTGGCAGACATTCTTTTGGTAGTTGGTGATGGACACCTCGTTCAGCTCAGACTCTGGCTTAAAATAGCACACCCGAAAATTGATGCCACGATGCTTGAAGCCGTGACGCAGGACAGAAATCAGACCATCCTGCGTGACGGCATTTTCAAATGCCTTATAAAACTGCCGAATAGGGTTGATCGTACACATCCGCTCGAAGCGTTTCCATGCCATGGGCTGGGTGCTTTTTACGAAATCGGACAGAGTGACGATGTCCAGAAACATATCTTTGCTTTCATCGCTACAATAACCGGCATCCGTTGCCTTTGTCCATCCACCATCCTCAGAAACAAGGTAGGTCTCTATGAATTCTTCAAAGCGTTTTTCTGTTTCGTTCATGGTCACACCACCTTTCTTTTTCCTGTTACAGTTTCAAAAATTAATGATTTTTTATAACTTTCAAGTTCAAAAATCAAGGATTGTTTGTTTTCTATGATGGAATCGATCGAATGGCATATATCATTAAGATATGTGGAAATTTCAATTTGTTCTTCTATTGGGGGAAAAACTGTTTTTATATTTTGAATTGTATTAACAGATAAGCCCGGTTGAGCAGCACTATTCGAAGCATATCGGTTAAGGTTCATGCCATTCAGCAAATAATACAAAAATGAAAGTTCTACTCCTTCTACATTTTTTGTTACCACTGCGTGTTCTGTTGCCCAAAAACATCCCTTTATTTTATGAACGTTACCGCATAATGCACCTTGCCTACCTACAAGAAGATACTCTCCTTCGTAATTATACTTGGAATAATACCCTCGAATACCGTTTCCTCCGTATACTGGGTATTCTCCAGCTTCATCAATCTGATCAGACACAAGATTTTTCCCGGCTTGCATAGAACATAAATACTTAAGCGAGAGAATCCCCCAATGAGCAGGCATCTGGCCAATCCAATCAATATGGCTATCCTTCATTTCTGCTAAAGGATTTAGTCCCTTGGTGACTGCTTCAAAAACGATAGAAGCTCTCCACTTTTTGTATTCTGCAACACTGAGCTTTGCCTCCTCAATAAGAGTATCTATTTGAGCACATTGTTCATCGAGGAACTGCACAATGGTGTCTTTTTCATCTTGGCGTGGAAGAACTATGCGTAATTCCTTTACTTCTGCATAATTCAATCCCTGCCGTACACCGGAACCCATGCCATAAAATCCTTTTTTCAGGTCAAAGGCATGGAGCAGGTAGAACAAGTATTTTGAATTGCTTGTGTCGATTGGACGCAAGGTTGTATAGGCGGAGGTAATAATACCACGCTCTGTGGCCAAACCTACCCGAAGGCTTGTATGGTCATTCTGTAAATCTGTTAAACGAAGGACTATATCCCCATCTTCGATAATGTTATAGCCGTCAAAAGACGCAGGAAGAAGTCCATCCGGCGAATCAATATCTTTACGTTTGATTTTGCCGTAACTCAAAGACAACAGATTCTTTTCCTGAAGATTGCCGTTTTTTTCCTTGACCTGGGTCACAAGTTGATACAAGGTGTGGACACGCCAGTGAGAGGGAACACTGCCTATCCATTCAATACCACTATCTTTTGTTTTTTCATAGGTAGTAATTTCACTCATTTTGCTCACCACCATTTCCGAACAATGCCTGCAATTTCTCCATCAGTACCTTTTCACGGGCCGCAATACGTTTTGCAATATCAGCTGCCGGTTCCAGTTCCTCATATTCATAGAAGGTACGAGTGAATGGAATCTCATACCCAACCTTGGTCTTGCTTTTGTCAATCCAAGCCCCCGGACGATAAGGGAGAACTTCCCGTGCAAAATAAGCATCCACATCTTCATCAAGTGGAACACTTTCAGTGTCACGCTTGGAGGTATCGGCTACTGGCTTTCCTTTTTTCACAATCGGGTTGCCATCGTCATCCAAAGCAGGACTTTCCACTGTAATTTTATTGTAGCCAAGCGATATGGCATCAAGCACTTTGCTTTTGCAAGTCAGCACTGTTTTTTTATCTTCTAAGGTCTTTGTAAAAATTGCACTTCTATATTCGCTGTATGCCTGTGTGATCAAATTGCGGCAAGATTCCGTAATATCTACACGCTTATTACCGATAGGACGTCTGCGGGCCTCACAGCACTTGCTGGCATCAATCAACAAAATGCGTTCTCTATGTGTTTCGGGTTTATTTTTGGATACTATCCAGACATAGGTTGCAATTCCGGTGTTATAAAAGCTGTCATTGGGGAGCTGAACAATGGCATCCAACCAGTCATTCTCAATAATATAGCGACGGATTTCACTGGGGCCACTTCCTGCATCTCCTGTGAAGAGAGAGGAACCATTTTGAATAATAGCCATTCTGCCGGTGTCCTTCAATTTAGCAATGCCATTCAGCAAGAACAGCATCTGCCCATCGGATTTTTGAGGTAAGCCAACGCCAAACCGACCGGCATCGCCCAGTTTATGTTCTTTCTCCACATCAGCTGCTTCACGCTTCCAATCAATACCAAATGGAGGATTAGAGATGATGTAGTCGAAGGTGTAGCCCTTGAATTTATCCGCATTCAAGGTGTCGCCGAACTGCATGTTTTCAGGATCGCCACCACGGATCAGCATGTCCGCTTTGGCGATACCAAAAGTAAAAGGGTTGATTTCTTGGCCATAACAGATGATTTCAGCCTCTTTGTCAAGGGCGTGAACACGCTCTTCCATACAGGTAAGCATCTGACTGGTGCCCATCGCCATATCGTATACAGTCTTGGCAGGGGCATCCTCGCCGGAAAAATCCGCATTCATGGTAAGCAAGTCACACATCAAATAAATAATGTCACGGCTGGTGAAGTGCGCACCTGCTTCTTCATCATAACTCTCAGAAAAACGCTGAACAAGGTTTTCGAAGACATAGCCCATATCAATCGCAGAAATTTTCTCCGGATTCATATCTGCATTGTCAGCAGTAAAGTCGCTGATAACTTGATATAGAACTCCCGCATCCGCCATACGCTCGATTTGCGTAAAGAAGCCCATATTCGCCAGAATATCGATAACATTATCGGAAAATCCGTTAATGTAATTCTCAAAATTGATCTTAATGTTCGCTGGATCGGCTTTCAGTCGCTCAAAGGTGTACTGGCTGGTATTGTAAAAACGATAGCCAGATGCGGTACGCAGAAAACCATCTTTGACGGCTAACTGTTTCACCTTTTCATAAGTGGCCAGCACTTTCTCTCTGGTCGGGAGTAAGCAGTCATGAAAACGCTTAATCACGACCATGGGCAAAATAACCAGACCATATTCATGAGGCTTATATGCTCCAAATAGACTGTTCGCCACATTCCATATCAGATTTGCTTTTTCTTGAATGTTTGTACCGACTATTTTGATCTTTTCATTGGTATCCATAATCTCGTTCCTCCCTAATATTGGCTGAGATCTCATTGATTTTCTCGGTTAAACGACTTGACTTAATGCCGTATCGCCACAGTTCTCCGTTTTCTTCCATGGTGTCGTGAGTTATAGAGAAGATGCAGCGACCACGCATTACATCGAAAATGCAGTGCGGCATATCCTTGATAGCGTCACAGATGCCTTGCACCGCAAACTGATAATTGTTGGGTGGCTTCTCGCCCAGTGTCAAAAATCCGCTTAATTGCTCGCCAAAGATATCAATAATATCACCAACTGCCAAAAACTCATCTACCTCTGTCGGAATCTGGTCTGCCCATGTTCGGAGATCTTCCATCGACCACTTGGTTTCCATAAGCTCCAACAATCTCTGATGGTGATTGTAAGCCCGTTGTAACCTCGGCCTACTCTTCATCCCTTCCTTGATTCTGGGAACGACAGTTCTATCATCCAGGTCTTTGTGGAGTACCGTCAATCGCCGGTCTTTATGAACCACCGGAAATCGCTTTCCGTCGGAATGGATAATATCAAGCATAGCGTTTCTGGCATATCGCTTAATCGCCTCATCAGTCACCACAATTGAAGCCATTGGAAAGTACTGATTCACAGCACTAAATAAGCTATCGACTGGGTCTACATATATGGTTTCAACTTGGTTAGCATCCAATGTTTTCAGAAATGCACCACAGGTTTCCTCGGATGAATCTCGCAAAATATCCAGGCAATAAACCTCATCATCCCAAATTCCTAAAACAGCGGGATAGAACTCCCCAAAAAACAGCACCTCGACAATGCTAATGATATGTGGTGTCCTGACCGGCGGCAACAATGACTCCCTACATTGGATTCTGCGTCGCATTACTTCACCCACTGAAGCAGTAGAAGCTGGAACACCGTAATGCTGGCATACTTTTTTATATGAGAATTGAAAGGTTCCATCTGCCAAGGCATCTGATAGCCGATTTGTGAATTTGCATCCCTTTTCTCCAAATTCTGTAGGCTCAGGGAAAACGCTTTGCCCGCAATTATCACAGCGCATATAACGCTGATGAAAAAGTAGGCTGATTATTTGAAATGTCTTGTGGTCCTCGTCAAGCCACAATAAATCCTTGAGTTTTCGATCCACAATTTTAGAGCAGCGTGTTCTCGAGGAACGACAAGCAGGGCAGAGCAATTTTTCATCCTCAAAGTATCTACGATGTACAACTTCTAAACCAACATCATCCCTGTTTGTTTTTAATACCACAAGTTCGGGTATGCCCAGCCATTCGGTTTCGGCTTTGGAGATGTTTTCTTTTGTGTATAGCTTTTTTCCCAAGGCACACTCCTCCCATCTTATTTCATTATACAATATTTGCCACCAAAAATCAAATGATTTTAATTATTATCTTATATTTTTTTAATTTTGCCACCAAACAACGAATATCTTAATTTTTCATATAGCAGAAATAGCTGTATAATGGAACCATCAGAAAAAGAGAAATTCACCGGCCCAACGGAAGCCGTGGACAGGTGAATTTCCGAAGCTTTTAAGGAGGTGGTGTCTTATGCACAAATAAAAAGAGCGGCAATCTGCTGGCACAGATTAACCGCTCATTTGCAATATGTACGCTATCAAAATATCATGTATCGCTTGTTTGGTCAAGCAGAAAGGAAAATTATATGTATCATTATTACTACGTTAACAACAATCAGACGTTAAATCCTGGCCTTCATCATGAAGTCCATACAAAAGAGCATGCTGAACAGCTTGGCATCCGTAGCGCACAGTATGTGGGCTACTTTGAAAGCGAGGTTGAGGCAGTAGCTCATGCGAAGAAAATCTATCTCGATGCGGACGGTTGCGCAATCTGCTGTCCTAAGGCACACAGGGGGTAATCGTATGGCTCGTTCTTCTCATCATGTCGTTCACAATCCCAATGGTGGCTGGGATGTAAAACGTGGCGGAGCTCAACGCTCCAGTGGCCACTATCCCACCAAGGAACAGGCAGTAAACGCTGGAAGACAAATCAGCCGAAACCAAGGCACTGAGTTTGTCATTCATGGGCTGGACGGTCGTATTCAGTCTGAGGATAGCCATGGAGGGGACCCTCATCCGCCGAAAGGCTGATTTCGATAAAACACTGGTCTCCAAAGGCTCCACGAAGTCTATAAGGAGAAAAGTGGGTAAAATGCTTGCCGACCACAAGGCTAAGTTAAGACAAAGGGGCTGTTGCAAAACGAAAGTGGAGCAACAGCCCCGTTTTCTGTGGAAAAGTGGTTCTGTGCAGTATTTTGGAGAACAAATTGTAAAAAAGTTTGTCACCAAAAGGAAAAAATGGTACAGCAAAGCTGGGCTTCTCGGGTGAGGAGAGGTCCAGTTTTTTGCATTTTCCGGTTGTGGAAAAATCTATTCTTTTTTCAGGGGAAAAAGATGACTTTTCAGCCGTCCCTGTTGCAGTTTGGCCCAGTACTTTTTCAGGTCAAAGGCCAGGCAGAGCAGGAACAGTTCCAGTGAGATATTGGTCTTGCCCCGCATGAGGAACCGTTTGAACCGGCGGTTGCTTTTCAGTACGCCAAAGGCCCCCTCCACCTGGATGGAGCGGTTCATCCGAAGAAGTGTTCCCCGCGGGGTGCTCAGCTGCCGGAGAGCCTGGTCCCGGAACTGGGCAAACTCCCGGCAGACCTTTACCTCTTTGCAGAAAGCCGGATCCCGGGAGGTGGTGCACTGCTCCCGCAAAGGACAACCGCCGCACCCCTCGCAGCGGTAATAGTCCATGGTGGTGACCATGCCCTTTTCTTTTCGGGAGCAGCTTCGGCGCAGTGTCAGCTTTCTTCCTGCGGCACAGAGGAAACAATCTTCCCGTTCCAGATACTGCATATTCTCCAGCCGCCAGATCTGCTGCGAGTACTTTTTGGTCTTTCGTACTTCGTAGTTGGCAGGCTTTATATAGCATCCCTGGTCCTTGCGGTCCAGGTACAGATAATTGCCCACGCTTTCGTAGCCGGCATCCGCTACAATGTCCCGGTAGCTTCTGCCCTGCATCCGCTGGATATGCTCCAGAAATGGGATCAGAGTGCCGCTGTCTGTGCAGTGGGAGAAGGCCGCCACCCCGGTAATGTATTCGCTGTTTACCGCCAGCTGCACATTGTAGGCGGGCTTCAGTTGTCCGTTGCCCATATGGTCCTCCTTCATCCGCATGAAGGTGGCGTCTTTGTCGGTTTTGGACAAGCTGTTGCGCCGGCAGCCCATCTCAAACAGCTGGGCCTCATAGCGGTCCCACCTCTCCAGCAGCTGCTCCAGCTCCTCATACTGCCGCTGCCAGGACGGTTTCCGTCTCCCTGTACCCCGGACCATTTCCCCTCCTTCCGGCACAAGGCTTTGGGCAAGACGCCGCAGCTTGCCGGCGGTCAGGTTTCCGTTCCCTCCGTATTGCCGGAACAGCTCTTTTGCCTTCTCCTTTACCTTGGCCAGCTGCTTTTCCACACTCTTTCGCCACACAAAGGTATACCGGTTGGCCATGCTCTCTATCTTGGTCCCGTCGATGAATACTTCTTCGTACTGGATCTCTTCCTCTTTCGCCAGCCTTCTCACATACTGGTAGAACAATCCCTCAATGGCGTCCCGGGCCTTCCCGCTGCGGAACCGGGCAATAGAGCAGTGATCCGGCGCTCGCTCTCCCTGCAAAAGCCAGATGAAATCGATGTTCTTCCGGCAGGCTTCCTCCAGCTTTCGCGTGGAGTAGATCCCGCACATATACCCGTACACCAATAGCTTGAACATGATCCGTGGTTCTGCTGCCGATTTTCTCCCGATGGGTGAATACGCTTTGTACAGTTCCCTGTAATCCAGTTCCTCAAGCTGGGCGTTGGCTACAAATACGGGTTCATCTTCCGCTATCTCAATATTTTGCGCAATGGGCAGTGCTAACTGTTGATACTGCCATGCCTTTCTGTTATACTTTTCTTGTTGTATTTGTTTCATGACAGTTTCAGATTACAACAAAAAATGAGATAGGCAACCCCTTCCGGGGAAGTCTATCTCATTTTTTTATTGAGTCTGTTTTGCAACAGCCCCTTTGCACGTCAAGATTTATAGAGTTATCAATCAGAATCTAACTGCGGGATCTCCGTTACGGTTCGCAAGTATTTTTCTGGATCACCATTCAAAATCAATTCCGCATAAGACAGCGGATCGTTGTAGATGAGCCAGTCCAGTTCAGATCGCTGGAAACGGCTATTCGCAACTTCGTCCTCTACAGCGGTGCAATTAATGGAAATCATGCTGTCGTCAGAATATCTTAGTTCAACGCAGCCTGTGTCCATATTAAATTCACAGGAAAGTAATGTTTTCATAATGCTATCCTCCAATATAGGCTCTGTTAACAAGAAAAACTCCCGACTAATTCCTGTTAGGAATCAGACGGGAGTTTCGTATGCACCCGAAAACCGTCAGCTAACAGTTGATAAGTGATTTAGTTCCTTATCACTGTTAAGCCAAGCGTTTTGGGTGCTTTTGTTGTACAAACCAGAGTTCTGATAAGCGATAATTTAGCGCTTGGAGAACATGCAGATCACGAAGTTCATGGAGAAAATCAGGGTTTGTATATTGTTTGTAGATTTCTAGTAGGAGTAAATAAAACGCCTTAGACAAATGTCTAAGGCGTTTTATGCTTATCCAGCTATAATTTTTTTAATTCGTTGAATATTCTCCTCTGTCGTATCTTCTGCATTTAGAAAGAAGATCTTCTCTTTCGGAAAATATTCTGGCAGTTTTTCATAACAGGAAAGCGTACGCTGCAAGAAGTCACGTTCTTCAAACACATCACGTGCCTGTCCACGTCGTGCAATCCTTTGGCATAAAACTTCTGGATCTTGCGGCATTAAAATAAAGATAAAATCAGGGATCAAACATGTCCGATTTTTCTCAATCAAATAGTCCGCATCCACACCCTGAAGTTGCTGGTATGCCAGCGCAGAATATTTGTATCGGTCACATACGACAACTTCTCCTTGCGTAATTGCGGGCATAATAAGCGTCCGGATATGCTCCTTCCGATCTTCTACAAAAAGATCTGCAAAGGCATAGATATCAAGAATTTCCCCTGACCGCATCATTTGACGCAGTTGTCTTCCCGGCTCACTATCATACGTCGGCTCGCACGTGTAAATTGCTGCTGTTCCTTCGCTATTCCATTGATCTACCAAGGATTTTGCGAGAGTCGTTTTTCCGCTGCCATCCGGTCCGTCAATCGCTATGAACATAGTAGAGTCTCCTTATAGAATATCTTCTCCCGAAAACCATCCAGATAAAATCGGATCATGGTATTTTCCAACATTCTTATAAATATATAAGCCGTTAGAAAACAAAATTCCTACAAAAATTATTTGTGGAATCCACCAATAATTTATGTCAAAATACAGCCAACCATCTACCCAACTCATAAAGGGGGCTGCAAAGGTATTATACAACCAACCTTTGATCACCTGACTTTGATTCAGACAAAACATTACAATAATCCAAAAAACTGAAGTTCGGGTATTCCATTTTCTCCAATTAATATATTTACGCTCATACACACTTTTAGGCGGGCGTATTAACATATTTAGAGAGATCAAAATAATAAACAGCATCCACTGAGTATCTCTATTCAGCAACTGCTGCAATGGGAAAAATTGCGTAGCAGACTCCAGCCTTGACCCGTCAATTCCAAATGCCAAGGCGAATGAAATAAAAATACCTAACACATACTGTCGATTTCCTCTATTATGCTCATCCGTCGTGTCAATGATAATATTCAATTCATCCAATTCATTAAACTTATCTGGACTAAAGAAAATATTTTTGGATGCAATCCTATATTTTTGACGGTAGCCAATCATCTCATCTTCTGTCCATCGACGGAAATTGACCGTAGTTTTATTAGCAACTGGATTGATCGCATTATCATAGCGCGTCGAAGGAAGATGCCGTGACATCTCTGGTTTAATGGGACAGGAGCATTTATCATGCTTTTTGCAACTTGGTTGCACAAAATCTCTTCGATCCCAAGTAGCTTCAACACTAGAGGATTCATAGTTAATAAATGATTTTACCGGTGGTGAAAAATACCATGTAAAATCTGGAGCCATGTAGGTTATTTTCTTGCTTGCATCTTTTTTCAAGTTAAAAATCAGACTCTGATCTGTCAAGCGGTCCTTAAACCGAATGGTAGTCTTAACCCAACTAAGCAGTTCAATTCCTGGACACAATGAGATGTCTTGTGGTACAAAAATGCGGTAGAACGCCTTTTCACTTCCCTCATCTGGATGATGTCTATTGCGCGATTCTTTAGAATTCCTAAACGGACGATGATAATCTTCCGGCGAAAATCCCCCAGGAATTGCCAGCGCCTTCATTCCGCCACTTTGTTCCTTTCTAACATCTTCTATCCACAGCATGCGTTTTTGTGAAAGGCCAGCCATCACAAACAAGTTTTCTTCAACGTCGCCTAGACAGTTTTGAAGTTTATCAGGATCTTCATATATTTTTCTTAGCGCTTGTTGATCATTATATAGGACTTCACTCTGCTGGCCCCAAACCTTCTTTATACAATCAACTTGAGACAAAAAACTTCTGTCATCTATACTCGAAGTATTTTCACCTACATCCGTCACATCTTCGCTTACAATGGACAAAACTTCATTGTCATCATTTCCGTTGACAACAAAGTCAAATCGCATGCAGAATTCCTTCTTCTTATCCAACCGACTAATAAATTGATCTGCATTAAGCGATTTTGGTTCATCACTACCGCCTAAAACCACAGCGGTATAAATATCCAGCGACTTTCTGTCATTCCCGACAAAAGTCATCTGAAAAAATTTACGCAACATGACAGTCTTTACCGATTCAGACGTCACATTTCGCATAGCAAACGTAATTGTCAATTCCCCATCATCTCTTTTTCTTTTATTCTACAGACACAGAAAGCATCTTTTCCAATAAAGCAATTGCCTTCTTATGTCTTCCTCTAAGAATCCCGATTGCAGGAACTTTCACATTTCTCAATTCTAATTCGCTCTGCAGAAATTGATAAAAAATACCTGCACGCTTTAAGGTCCCTTTATTCGAATATATCCGGCTGACCGCGCAGGATGGAGAATTTTCAACCCCTAACATACACAAAAATTCATATCCACCCGCCTGCATATCAGCAATTTGCTCTGCCGATTGTTTGGCTAATTGTGCACAGTGCTCTGTATATCCTTCTAAAGCCTCATATCGTAAAACACCACGTTTTTCTCGCTGCAACCCATGCACAAAACCACAAAACGTAGATTCTGAACATGGTAATGGTATGATATCAACCTCAAACCGCATGATACAGTCTAAAAACTCATATCCCCAGTGAGGACCAGGCTTTCTTTCAACCTGCAGCCCCGGAGCTAGCATGCACGCTGGCACCAAAACAGCGTATCTTTTTCTCCGGCTTTTATCATTAGAGTTCATCTTCTGTGATCATTGTTTCTTCATGCTTCATCGCCGCAATTCGTGCATCAATCAATTTTTCAAGTTTTGGCTCCATCTCAGCATCATAATAAGCCGCTAAGCTGCGCCGCTCCTCTTCATTCAAATTTTCACCCAGAGGGCACCCCAACCAACACTGCGGCTCAAAGGTTTTGGGAACGAATCCGCGATCTGCCAATTCTAATTTGCGCTCCCAATCATCTTTCAATTTGTATACCGGTAGCTCAATAGTAATATCATAATCTTTTGCCAGCTTTTCATAACGCTCTACCATTTCAGGCAATTCAACAAAGAAGCCTTGTATCTCTCTTGCACCTTCAGCAATAGCCGGAATATTGTGTGCCTTACAATAGGCAATGGATTCGATATACATACCTGTATGGCAAGCCAAACAGGGCATCTGTGCCGGTCTAAGATTCGGATATTTTTGACTACTTTCTTGAAGCGTCTGATATAAGTAATTCTTTTGTAAACGATATAAATGTGCCGCTACACTCTGAATTCCCACAAATACAGCTTTTTCAGGACCATATCTCTGAATAATGCGTTCTGCTACCTCTTGCGCGCCTTTGGCATTAGACATACATTTATTATCATATGTGATCATATATACTCGTTTGCCTTGCTCAATCAACCGACATGCAGACAGAAAAGAATCTCGACCTCCCGACAACATCAACAATATACTATTTTCCACATGCGAATTCCTTTCTAATTCTGCCATGTGATCCGCCTCCCTTTCATTTCACCTTATGGACTTATATGAGAAAAATACCTTTGTTAAAAAAAACTTTACAGATTACATTATTATACCACATTTTATCATAGTGGTAGAACTTTTTTCCAATTTTTTATAGAACTTTTGTTCGTTTTATTGTAACATGCATTTCCTCATTTGTCAAATTGTAACCTTTTCGTTTTATAATCAAGTCTTTATTGACAAATGAAAAGGATGATCTGCTAAGATCATCCTTTTCACTATACTTATTATTCCATTGCCTGCGCCAGCTTGGTGACCAGCGCCTCGCCGTACTGGTAGTCGAGCAGATATCGGATCGTCTGCTCCTCCAGTCCTGCCTTGGTCTGGATGGTGTAGGTCGCGGCCTGTACATCGGGATCGGTCACCTGTTCCGGCTGCACCGCAACGCCCAGCGTCTTGAGGATACCGCGTGCATAAGCCTTTCCGAACACAGCCTGCTTGTCTGCGGTATCCACCTTCGCACGGTCGGCAGCGGTATCGATAAACGCGCACTCACAGATGACCGCCGGGCATTTCGTCTGTCGGATGAAGCCGTAATAGTCTGCACCCGAGCTATTGGCTCGCGTCTTGCAGCCGCGCGAAGTCTGACCAATCGCCTTGACCTCAGCCTCGATATTCTGCGCGAGGATCTTGCCCGTGCCACCACCCAGCGTGTGATACACCTCGAAGCCGGTGCCGCCGCCCGCGTTGGTGTGGATGTCCACAGCCAGATCCGGATCGTAGGCATTGCACTCCTGAATCTCCTCGGTCAGCGGATCGTCCTCATCTTTGGTACGGCTCATGCGCACCTGTACGCCGTGGCGCACCAGTTCCGCCTGACAAGCAACCGCGATGCCCAGATTGATGTCGGCCTCATCCAGGCCGCCGCCCTGTGCGCCCGGATCGCTGCCGCCGTGACCAACTCCCAGAAAAACCTTTGCCATATGTATATGCTCCTTTCACCGTGCGTGTCCAATTTGGACACGTTTTATTTTTGCTCATTCTTGCCTTGCAGCTGCTCAATGGCCTGCATGATGACGTCCGGCACCGGCAGGCCCATCAGTCCGGCATTCTCGATGATCGAGATCGTCTCATTGACGATGTACGCAATCACGACCGCATCACGGACAAACGCCGTGCCCAGCACGATATCCAGCCGCGATGCTACGAGCACGATCACCAAGGTCATGCCCTTTTTCAATAAGCCCTGCCAGCACGCGACGCTGCTCAGGCTGCCGGATGCACTCTTGTCCGACGCCTGAAACACACCCGCGACGATCAGGCCGGACACATAGTCGATAGCCATAAAAAGCAGCAACGTAATGAGCGCGGCATCCATGCCACCAAACACCTGACCAATCGTGCCGCCGATCAGCGCCGCGCCGGTCATCACGGCGGCTTTGGTCTCTGTCAAATGAATCATATGTACCTCCCTAAAGCGTATAGTGTGGGCGCTCTTCATGAAAGAACTTCCACCGGATGACATCATCCAGTACGATGGCGAGGGCGCTGAGCGCCACCCACAGCAATGCAAACTGCGGGCAGATCTGGCCCAGCAAATTACCCGGCATGTCTGAGTAGTCCCAGACACGCCACCCGAGCCAGATGTTGACGATGCATCCGGTGACCAGTTCGGCGGCCGTGGCGATCAGTGCACCGGCAACCGCCTGCGGAAACAGTCGCCAGCTTGTCCAGATCTCATTGAGCAAACCAATGAGGACAAACAGGATCGCTGCCAAGACAAACATTGTCCAGTGGCTACGGCCTCGCCAGAACACCTCAAACGTCACATAGCAGCTGCCGCCAAACCACGCGAGGTATGTATACTTAGCTGCCAACGCTCGCATAGTCGATCTTGACATTGGCGACCTCCTCTGCTGTCTGTGCCTGATAGATAGCCTCTTTGACGCTCTCCTGATAGCGCAGATACGGGTATACATAGTCCGCGATGGCGAGCGATAGGGAAACGTATTCCTGCTGCTCAAACGTCCGGCAGGACTCCTTCTGGGCGTGCCACTCAAGTACCGCAGGCTGTCCGGCTTGTACCGCTACCTGATACTGCATCAGGTTGAGTGCCATTTCCTGCTGGTCCTCCTCGGTCACGCCGTACAGTTTACCGTCCGTCCATAGCAGCGGGTGCGCGGCAAGCCATTCGGCAAGAGCAGCTTTGTTTTCGGTCTGCCGGGCCTGCTGGACGACCGCGAGGTCTACTGGTTCCGGTTCAGGCGCAGGTGCGTGGCTCCAGTTCTCGCCGTCGTACAGGTCACCGATGCCGTAGCCGTCAGGGAGCAGGACAGGATAGCCAAAATCAATGGCGGTTGCCTCGTCATCAAATACGGCGGCATTTATGCACACGCTGTCAACAATCTTTGCATAAATCATGTTATCACCTCACACATAAATGATAATAATACCTTGAGAACCTTTTCCGCCAGTCAGCAACCAAGTGCTTGAGATTGATGCGCCGCCGCCATTACCGTATCCAGTAGCGTCACCGCCGTACATATCAACAAACGCAGCTCCCCCAGTACCAAGGTCAGTCTCTTTTGCAGTCGTTTGAGCTGTGCCCGGGCGTGCACAAGCTCCACATGCACACACAGTCATACTAGGATCAAATACGTTGCTTCTCTCCGCGATAGACGATACAATTGGGATACACAACCCCATTAGATCGGTTTCTAATATTGGCAATATTCCATCCGCTCCCGACCTAGCTCTAGTATATGTGTATGCATAGTTGAGGTCTGCGTCGGAATTATCATCCAATGCCACTGATGGCTGTGCCCCGCACAGCTGATAAAATGGGCGTGAATCATATGAAAGGCTTGCGATCACAGTAGGATCTGAGCCGCCTCCCTTGGCTGTAACGCCAGCAAATACAGTATCACCTCCGGGAGATATACCCGCCGATGTTGGAATTCCACCTGCCCCAATTATAGCCTCAATCTGTTGATGCGGTTGTACATCAATGATTACATTTTTGATATATCCAGATGGCCCTCCGGGAACAGTTCCACCGTGGCTGCCAACTTGTAATGCAGCGCCCGACGCACCTCCACCTAGCAAAAATGCACCTATACGATATACGCCATCAGGCACTTCGAATGTCTGACTTGATGTGATACGGGCAATTTCGCGCCACTTATTTTTTACGAGCGCACTAAATGCGTCCTTAGGCTCTGCTGATGTTGTAATGCCGAGCAAATTACACACATCATCTGGAAGCACGTTGGATTTGTTATATGCGCTGCCCTGCACACTCGCTTCGTCCGCGTACTCAAATACGCCCTCGATTTTCTGCCCGTCATCCAAACGGATACGGACGCGATTTTCCTTGCCCGGCGTGGGCACTCTATCCTGCATTGTAAATCCCTCCTGCAATCATAAACGGTGTGCCAGCTTGTTTTAGCTCAAACGCCGCGACCATTGCTTTCAAATAGTCGTGCATCTGTTGCAAGTCCCATTCCTGCGCGTTGACCTGTTCGGCGTTGATGGTTTCGTACCCGTCCGGGCGATATACCGCCATCAGTTCGCGCCATTCTGGGACAGCAAACCATGCGTCTTGTAGCGCGTTGATATTTGACCGGATTCGTTCAAGCTGTATTGTGGTTGGGTATTCTCCGGAAGACCATTTTCTGAAATCAATCGGGGCAATATAACCATACTCACGCAATTTATCATTCAAAATTTTACAGTTTCTTTCGATTCTGGTTAAATCATCGTGGTTTAGATAATCGCTCACTGACCAATTCAGTTTTGAAGAAAATTCCGATGGTTCAACCGGTTCATCTCCGGGGGATGGTTCTGGTATTAGTCCGGTTTCTGGCTCTTCTGATTCTATATATGGTTTATACGATTCTGTTGGTGGGGTGAAATCCTCTGTCCAACGTGCAACATCAGAAATTCGGAATTCATCAATGTAACCGATAAAGCATGTATCAGGTTCTCCCTCTCTGTATTTTCCAATAGCACTTCTATGCGAGCTATCGTTATATATAGTGCCAGACATTGACGTTTTTAAGAAAAGAGAACCGTTTTTATACGAGTACAAGGTATTTCCGTTTCTAATAATCGCTCTGTGAACCCAAGTACCGACATCAACGTCAAGCACTTTTATTCCGGAAAAAATATCCCATTGTTGCGTTAAAACAGAAGAACAGTAACCAAGTTCGCCGCTATATCCCAGCATCATACCGCCGTACTCTTGTCCTATTCCGTATAGGCTTGAATATCTGGGTCCGTTTGTTTGCTGCGTCGCATACTCCCACCAGTCTATCGTAAAATCTGCACTTGCGATTTTAGACCAAACAGAATCGTGGAAAATGCAAGATGCACCATCAAAATAGAAACTTGTTCCACCGAACCTACTTTGCACGGTTGATACCTGTGACCCGTTGTTGGTGATTTGCACGTTATAGTAACTGCTGTCTGAAAAGGAGTCGCCATGCAGGAGCAACAGGGTATTTTTATCCCATTCTATTGCCATAAGTCACCTCCGGATCATTATACTGGATGATAATGACGCCATCCGCGCCATCGCTTCCATCAGAACCGTCCGATGGTTTAACGATCCAGATGCGATTGATAAAACTGCCGTCAGAAATTAGGCTTCTAAATTGACCATTATTTCCGGAATCTCCACCATTGCCACCGTTTCCAGTGTTTGGTTCCGGAGACTTTACGGTCTTTGCATCGGAAACTGCCGTGCGTCCATCGGTTCCGGTTGCTCCATAATAAGCACCGGTCTCTACGTCGCTGATACCAACCGAGTATCTTTTACCGTTTGCGCTTGAATATGCACCAAATATTGTTTCTGTGCCAGACGTTCCGGGGGTTGCCGCCGTCATGTCGTCATCTCCAAAAATATCAACAGCAACACCACCTTTTCCACCTTTGCCTCCCTTGCCGCAGGAATATGCAAATAACTGACCCGAATTGATTGAAATTGTGATAACAAACACTTTTCCACCAAGACCGGCAGAACCAGCGACGGGATTGTCAGGAGTGACGTTTGAATACCGTCCTCCGCCCTCGCCGCCATCTGCACCATCACCACCGCCGACCAGCTTTGCATAGATCTCGGTCACACCGTCCGGGGCTGTCCATGTACCCGCGCCGGTCAGGATGACCGTATGGTCGTAGCTCTTATCTGTATCGGTCTGAATGAGGTAGCTGGGCAGGTTGCGCATCACGCCATCTACCAGCTTGAGCTGGTGCTTGTACCTACGCGCCGAAATGGTGGTGCCGAACGCGGTCGCCACGGTATCGATGTCGCCGGTCTCGCTGGCCGGATTGCCACGGCTGCGCACGGTAAACTTGCGTCCGCCGTATTGACTCATGACGTTGGCCACTACACGCCGCGCGTCGTCCGTCGTATGCACAAAGGGGTTGTCAACGGTCAAGGACTTATCCGAGGCCGTATTGGTGCCCGGGAAGGTGACCTCTTGATTGTCATCCAGCTTAAAGGTGATGTCCGCGATCTCCTCATTGGCTTGCATCTTGGGCCATGACGGCATATTGCTGCCGGTGATGTTTGCGCCGGTGTCGTAGCGGCGCTTGGAGACGCGCAGGAAGCCGGTCGCAAAGTCCTGATGCGGCCATGCTGCTGTCGCCATGCACGCAAAGCGCAGCACCTCGCCGCAGGTCAGATCGGTCACATCCTCGACAGCCGCGGTCAGTGCCAAGTCTTTGACCTCGTCATCTACGATGTAACGCCCGGCCAGATTGACGCCCAGACACGCGACGATGGACGCGATCCAGCCGCCGAGCGTGGTCGGCAGGGTGTCCGGCGGGCTGTAATTACGATCAACCAGCATACCAATGATGTCAACCAACGACCAGCGCACGGTCAGGTCTTTGATCTCCCAGCCGCCCGACTGCTGATAGTACCAACCGCCCGGCACCCACTCGATCGAGCCGTCGGGCAGGTAGATGCCCCAATCGATCGGGATGGCTTGCCTCTCCTCAATGGACAAAAACAGCGAGTTGGGCGCGTAGGGGTCGAACCGGTGCCCCTTGTTGTATGCCTCCAAGTCGCATGTCGAGTACGGCAAGCTGAGACCGGTAAAGGTGGACTCGGTCAGCACATCCACAGAATAGATGTCCCGTCCGCTCCACTGCTCGAACAGACCGAAAAACAGGTCGGTCAGGCGCGGGTAGGTGTATGACCGCGACCATTTGAGCATGGTAATGCGGATGCGTGTCGGGTCGTACACGGTAAACTGCTCAATCAGCACATGATAGTCGGCGTTGCCCTCAACAATACGCGAAAACGCCAGCGTCGCGGCAGAATACACATCCACTCGGAAGGACTCGGGCACACCGTCATAGCTGTTTTGGCTGAACCAGAGCGTGAACGCCTGCAAAATGGACATGCCGGTGAAGGTCAGCTCGATATAAGGCTGCGGGCTGGCAAAAGTACCATCCGCACCGGACAACACACCGCCCCACCAGCCCAGCTGCTCAGCTGCAACCTCGTCCGGATCGTCGGGCGGCAGTGCCCAAGAGCCGTCAAGCTGGATGCGGTCCTGCTCCAAGGTACCCAGCTTAAAGTCGGTCTGATCGGTGATCTCGTCGTAGACCTGACCTATCTGGCTGTATGGACTCTGCGCCGAGCTGGCCGCGCCAGATACCACCGCATCCGGGTCGCGCAAATCAAAGGTCGCACGGACGGTGATGCGGCGGCGCCGCGCAGTAATCGCCTGATCGTATGCGCTCGATCTGTCAATCATGGGCGTACACCTCGCGCAGCGTGAACGCCAGATTGTGCCAGACCGGCGCGCCAGCCTTGGCAAAGGCCACGCTCGGGCGCGTGGGCAGGCTGTCGCAGAACATGACCGCCGACCACATGGTGGTCTCACCCTCGGGTACAAACGCGACAGACAGCTCCTGTTTTCGCCGCAGAAGCGGCAACAGGGCGCGCAGCGTATCGTCAGGCAGCTTATCGCAGCTGTAGTTCACGCGCCAGACCATGCCCTGAATCTCGAACACGCTCGATCCGTCGGCCATGGTTTCCACGATACCCAGCTCGTCCTCGTAGCCTCTGTATCGGTCATTGCTCACAAACGGCAGCTGGATGCCGTTGATGATGAGCTGCGGGGATTTCTCCACAGGCTCCCTCCTCTCTTAGTTGATGCGTAAATCGCTCTTGATCTCGGGCGACTGGTCAGCCGCTGCACGGAAATGCGGCAGGATACCGCGTGCAAACTCGGTGCCATCGACCGACAGCGACAAATACAGGTCACCGCTCGCACTCTGCTCGGTGCCCAGCAGGATAGTGGACAAGGCTGAGCCGACCATGGACGCGACCTGCGCGCTGTCCAGCGTGGGCTGGGCGACCTCGATGGATGCCGGGGTATTGGCTGCGATGTAGGCGCGCGCCTCTGCAGCGGTCAGCACCCGCTCGCCCTTGTGAAGCTCGGCGACGTATCCGTCATACGGCACATAAGCCAGACCGCCCGCGTGCGAGCCATCCACATCGGCTGCGCTGACGCGCCACCCCATTGCACCGCTCATAATCTCTTGTAACCTGCGCGCCTCGGCTTCCAGCGCGTCGCGCTCAGACTGCAAGCCCTGCACCATCTGCCGAACGATCTCAGCGCTGTTGTCAAATGCCATGCTTTGCATCTGGGCGTAGGCCTCCTGCATCTTGGCTTGGTATTCCTCCTCGAACTGGCGCACCTGCTCGCCGTAAAACTGCTGGGCAAGCTCACTGGCAAGACCCTGCTTTTCTTCCCATGCGGTGACGTAGGCCTCGAAATCCTCGTCACTCAAGGCCAGCAGCTGTTCGCCGTAACCGACCGCGTCCTCTAGGTTCATGCCCGCGATCTCACTGAACAGACTCTGCGGGACGCGCTGCTGGAGTTCGGACAGCACCTCACCATAGTGCTGCATCTGCTCCATCTGCCGGTTGAGGTCTTCCAGCTGGTATCGATCTTCGTCCTTGATGTAGAGGTCGCCAAAGTCGGACAGCTTCTTCTCAAACTCGTCCCGGGCCTTGATGGCTTCCTCCCACTGTTCCTGCAAGGCGTCCAGTTGCTCCTGCATGTCGGCTTGCGCCTCTTTGACCTTTTCGACTGCCTGCTGGCACATCTCGTCGTACCGGCTAACAAACTCCTTGGCCATGTCCTCCGAGTAACCGTGATCGACCAGGGCTTTCTGGATGTCCTCGCCTGCCCACTCCATGACCTTCTTGGCGTGCTCAGTCTGCTCCTCGATCTCATCGACATAGGCCTGCATCTGGGCTTCGGCCTGCGCGGCGGTCTCGTCCGGGTCAAGCTCAAACCGTGTATTCTCCTCAAATACAGCAGTCATCAGGTGGGCAATTGCATTCATTGTGGAGACAACCAGATTTTGTCCATCCGCAAGACCCAGTGCCAAGCCTTCCATGGTGTAGCGTCCATATCGACGCATTTTCTTGGACGGGGATGCAATTTCATTTGCTTTTTTGTAGGCATCCGAAACGGTATTGCTGATTTGTGCAGAAACGGTGTCCAATTCGTTCAGCTTCGATTTCAGGCCTTGCAGCAAGCCGCTCATCGTGTGCTGGCCGTTTGAATACATCGTATCAAACCGATCTGCCTCAGCTACAACCGCATCCATTGCGGTCTTTACTTCCGGCTGCAACTGTGCAACCGTATCCGTAAAGGTCTTTTTGCCGTTCTCGATGCTTTCGAGATTTGCAATCACGGCCTTAATATCATCTTCGGATGCATCTACCAAGCCACGCAGTATCTCGGCACTTTCCGCAGACCCATCCGAAAGAGCCTGCACCAAGGTGTCTACACCTTCGATATTACGTCCGGACAGAGTCTGCAAATTGTCCGAATACTCTTTCAGGTAAGTAATTTGACTTCGCAGGTTGGCTTTGAGGGTTTCAACCGAAACTTCGGTTTCAGTGTCCATCTTGTCCCACATACCAATCTGCTCATCAATGCTTTCTCTGGCCTTGCCACTGGCTTCCTCGTAGGCATCACCCAGATTATCAAGCGCGTCTAAAATATTTCCAACACTGGCGGCGGCATTTTCGCTGGAATTTGCCAGCTCATCCTGCACTTCCTGGACATGCTCCACCTCTTCGGCATAATTGTCCAGAACACCCTGCGCCTCTTCTACGGCTTCACGCTGCCGTGCGACCTCGTCACTTGCCTGATCATAGGTGTCGTTCAGCATGACCATGCGGTCTTGCAGGCCTTGAATGGTATCCATCTTTTGCTCGAGTGTCAGTTCGGAATCTTCCTCAGCCTCTTGCATCTGACGGGAAACTTCCTGCATCTCAGCATACAGGTCATTCAGTTCGGTTTCGGCATCTCGCAACGCCAGCTTTTTCTCAGTCAGGTTGACCGTGGCCTCGGCCTGACCGTCCAGCACCTCTTGATACCGATCCTTGATTTCCTGCGCAATGGCATTTTCCTGCCATGCCTCGGTATTCATCCGCAGAGCTTCTGCGCCGCCGATCAGCAGACCGGTCTGCTCATCAATCTGTGCATTCAAGTCAGGAATCAAGGTGTTTAATTCGTCAACTGTCTGCTTGTAAGCGAGCTGGTCTTCGGCTGTTAAGCTGCTCTGTGCCTCGAGTGCGGCCAGCTTGTCAATGTAGCCCTGAGCAGCCTCGGCCGTCGCATTGATCGTGCTGACGTTCTGCGTGTGGGTGCTCTTGATCTCCTCGAGATTCTTGTTGAGCTCCCGAGTCTTGTCCGAGGCCGAGCCAGCGGTCAGGACGTAGGTGCCGATCGCAGCCACCAGAGACAGAACAACCGTGGCGACCAACGCATAGGGGTTCTTCTCCATCATTTTGGACAAGGCAGCCGTTGCAACTTCGGCTGCCCCCACTGCGGCGGTGTAAGCGGTCACGCCAGCGGTCAGGATCGCAAAACCCGCGACTAAAGCAGTAATCATCTGCATGATCTGCGGATTCTGCGCCAGCCAGTCGGTCGCAACGGCCAGCGCATCGGCACCGGCATTTTTGACGTCGGCCAGCGCCGGGACAACCGCGTCGCCTGCCGTTGCGGCGAGCAGCTGCATGTTGCGGTCTAGGTGTTCAGACGCTTCGCTCAGATCGTCCAGACGATTCTCACGCAGGTTTTCCATGGCGTTTGCAGCACCATAAGTGCCCTCGGTAATGCTGGCCATCTGGGTGACAACCGTCGCGCCCAGATCCTCCCACATGGTGCCGAACAGGTTGACACCCGCGATATTCTGCTGCACCGGGTCTTCCATCGCTGCGAGTGCCTGCGTGGTCTGCTGCAAGGCAGCCTTTGCGCTCTCGCCGCTGCGCGCAAACTTCTGCGCCATCTGCTCGGCGTTCAGACCAATGGCTGCAAAGCCCTGGGCAGTCGTGTCTGAACCATCCACGACGCGGATAGACAGCTCTTTGTATGCGTCGCCGATCTTGTCCAGGTTCCAAGCGCCGTTATCCGCGCCCGACTGCATGACCTTGAACATATCATTGGCGGACAAGCCCAATTTCTTAAACTGCACGCTGTACTCGCTGACGGTGTCCAGCAGCTCGCCCGAATAGTCCAAGCCGTTGCGTGCGCCCTCAGCGATCAGCCGGAACGCCTCGTCGCCATCGACTCCAAAATTATCAACCAGGGCTTTCGCGGCGCGGATGCTGTCCGTGACCTCATAGCCGAACGTATCACGCAGCGTGATCGCGTCCTCGGTCACGGTTTTCAGCTGGTCGGTCGGCCAGTCGGCGTCCAGCTGCTGGCGCACGGCTGCGAGCGTCTGGGCGACATCATCCATGGACTCGCCATAGTTATCGCCGTACAGCTGGCGCAGCAGCAGCCGGTAGCGCTCCAGCTCATTGCCCGAGAGGTTTGTATTGTTGGTCAATACGCTCTCGGCCTGGGACAGCTCACTCGAAGCCTCGGCGCAGGCAAGCAGCGTGTCCTTGATCTGATCGAGCGCCGCCACAACGCCCGCGCCGGTCAGCGCCTGCGCCATGGTGTCAATGGCGTCGCCGCCGTCCTCACCCATATCCTCGACAGCGTCGGCGGCCTCTGCCGCGCTCTCTGCGACCTCGTCCATGGATGCACTGGCTGCGTCTGCGGCTTGCTGCGCACTTTCCAGAGCGGCGTTATTGTTGTTGATCTCTGTTCCCAGACGGTTCAGCTCGATCTGCGCATAGTTCATGGACTGCTGCCACTTCTGAATGCTCTGCTCAGATGCACGCTGACGCTTTTCGGCGTCCTCGAGTGCCTTCTGGCAGTCCTCTACATTCTGCTGCAGCTTCTTTTGCTCCTCGGCGCTTACCGAGGTGCTTTCACTCAACGCAGCAAGCTCCTGTTGCGCATTTGCCAGATTTTGCTGACTTTTGGCAACCTCTTCGCTGTACTTCTGCTGCATCGTAGACGCATTTTGAAGTGCCGCCCGAGCTGCTTCGACCTTCTCCTGCTGGGTGGCGTACATAGCAGCCAAAGTCTGACCCTTGACCGTAAGCGCCTCCATGCTGTTTTCCTGTCCGGCGTACTGACTCTGTACCAGTGCCAGCTCACTTTTCAGTGTTTTCAGGCGACCATTGATGTCAGCAATACTCTTTTTATATTGGTCTTCGCCCTCGACGGCAAATCGCGTCGAGATTTTACGCTCAGCCATTTACTCCTCCCTTTTCGTGACGCCTGCATTGTGCAGGGATACGAGGTCAAACACGACCCCAACCGGGAGGCTGAGCACCTCCCGGCTGGACAAGCCGCACACAATGCCCGTGCGCAGATACTGCGCCACGGTCATTCCGTTTTTTTTTGAAGTTCAGCAAGGCCGAGGTCGATTTCCTCCTCGGGCTGGTCGCGGTGGTAGCCGCGCATGACCGCATTCACCACCGCCTGCTGTAATTCGATCAGCTCATCGGGCATGATGCGTGCCGCGACGTCATCCGCATCCGGGATGGAGCCGCGCGCGTGGCCATCCATGCGGCGCACCAGCTCGCCCTGTTCGGCAAGGATGCAGAACGCCTGTACCGTTGCCTGCATACCAGATGCACCCGGCTGGGTGAGCGCTGCGATGATGCCCTGATCGCCAAGCGCATCGCGCGCGGCAAACATCGCCCGACCGTTATACAGCAAATGATAAATCTTGCCCTGCCACTCTGTCGTTACACTGCGCATAGGCTCACGCGTCACTCGCGACACCCATCTGGGTATCCAGCCATGCCTTTGCGGCTTCCTCGGTGTTGTGCTCCTCGGTCAGACGCCAGTTGCCCGTCTTGTCGGCCATAATCGTCCAGTTGGTCGCAACGGTCGAGAACGTGATCGAGTCGGCTTTGGTCGCCGCCGTATCGTTGCCGATTGCCGCCTTGGCACGAGGATAGAATACCGTCTTAAAAATCTTCTTGCCGCCTCGTACCAGGGTCTTATAATAGCCCAGTCCACCCTCAGGCGGTGTATCGCCAGTATTATAGGTACACAGCTTTTCCAGCACCGTGGCACCGTAAATCTTGCCTGCACCCTCGTCCTCCATATCGGATGTCTCCATTGCAAGCGTACCGGATACAAACTCATCAATGGATTCCTGCAGCTCATTATCACCGTACACCTTGCCCGACGCCATGGTCACGGTCAAGTCTGCCTTGTTCAGTGCGCCGATGGTGACCGGCGCGTCATAGGTCACGACTCCCTCGGGCGTGACCGTCTTGTTGGGTGCAAATCTCGGGTATTTTGCGCCAAATGCTGCCATTTGTTTTCCTCCTTTGTCTATCAGAGCAGGTTTTTGCTCCGTAAATAGTTGTCATATACGTCCTCGGCTGCCGTGCACGCTGCATCCTCAGCCCGTTCGTTTGCCTTGCGCATCCACTGTTTGGCCGGAATGCCGCGCCCGGGTGCGCCGTATTCATGGATGAAGCCGACCTCGGCATTGCGGGTGCCGTCGGTGCGCTTGCCTTGGGGATAAATCTCGACCGACCGTGCGCTGCTCGTGCGCCGCACCTTGGCCGAGACCTTGATCGAGTCGCGCAGCTGGCCGCTATCGACCAGACCATCCGACTGAATCGCGCTCTTGTGTGCCTGGGCGATGACCTCACCGCCCGCATGGAGCATGCCGGACATGGTATCGTCCGGCAGATCTGCAAGCGCCTCCAGATCGAGCAGCAGACCGTCCAGTCCGTCAACCGTCATCGGCATATAAATCCACCTCCACGCTCTCACACTCGAACACATAGTGCTGCCCGAGCTTATCCGAGGCATCGGTCATGCTCGGCCAGCCGAACCCGGCGGCAAACAATGCTCGCTTGACCGCCTTACGGGTCTCGACTGTGTTGGCCGTCATGGGCGCGACCAGATGCACCTGGATGAGCGCTCGCTCGACGGCGGGCTGGTTGTCGCCGTATTCCATGCCGGTCGTATCATAGTTAAATGCCAGATAGGTGTCATGGCTCCCGGTGTAAGTGCCCGGCATGGTGGGCAGGACGGGCGTGAGCGCGTCCATCAGCCGCTCGTTAAGACTTTGCATCTGTCACACCTCCCTTTGCCGTGGGGAGTTCGGAGCAGTTCAGCTCCATCCACTCCCCATCCTTGCTGTACGCCCGCTCGACCTTGTACCGCTTGTTGTCCAGCTCCACGATGGTCTGACCGGCGTAGTCCGGCACGCGCACACGGAACACGCAGGAAAGCCGGGTGCCCGCGCGCAGTGCCTCATAAAATTCCAGCCGCTTGACCTCACCCATCTCGGCGTAAACCTCGGTCGAGGTCTCGTCCGGGATGGGATAGCCGTCGGCGTCTAGCTTACCCTCGGTGTTGGGTTTGGACACAAGGGTCAAATCTACAAAGCGCACGGTCAGACGTCCTCCTCTCGGTAGTCGCCCGACAGCTCCATGCTGTCCCGCAGACCGTCGTAACACGCCTGCCAGCGCTCGCCCTGGTCGTCATAGCCAAAGTACGCCTTGCAGTACAGCACGATGGCGCGGGCGATCAGCGGGTCGGTCTCGTCCACCCGGCGCACGCCGTGCATCCTGAGATCGGCCTTGCACGCCTCGATCAGGGGCGTGATCTCATTGTCGTCGAGTGCGCGGCTTTTGAGCCGCAGCGCTGCGTGTACCTGTTCGAGCACTGTTGCCATCACTCACCGTGTCCTTTCAGGCCGCCTGCTTCTTGGTCAGGGTGACCAGCGAGGACTTGTCCAGCACCTTGCCGTCGGCCAGCTGAATGACCTTGGTCACGACATCGTCGGTGTCGTTGTCCTCGTAGGTCTTGAGGGTCATCTGAGAGGCAAGATTGAGGTCGTAGTCCTTCATGCGGAAGATGGCGGCAAAGATAATGTCCGACTCCACCGTAGGCTTGTAGTCGGGCATATAGCTGTTGATCGCAACCGGACGGCCGAGCAGATAGCGCTCGGGCTTGCCGCCCAGACCGTAATTGGTGCGCGCGATCGGCTGGCCGTTGTTATCGACCATGCCCTCGAACTGCATAAAGGTCTTTTTGCTCATCAGCCAGACCGAATCAGACTCGTACGCTTCGGGCAGTGCGCCCTCGGCATCGCACAGCAGCGCATAGTCCAGCTTGCCGTCTGCGGCAACCTCGATTGCCTGGCCCTCGTCCGGGGTTTCCTTCAGGATGCCCTTGGGCTGACCCGAGCCGGAACCGTTGATGATCGCCTGTTCGAGCGCCTCGACCATCGCCTCGGATACCACCCGGATAAAGTGCGCCTCGAAGATGTCGAGCGACAGATTGGCTACCTCGAAGGTCATAGCCACCGCGCAGCGCAGCTTGTAGTAGGCAAAGACCACATCCCCAATGGACAGCTTCTGCTTGTCGCTGCCCGCACCCTCAGCAACCCAGGTCGCGGTCGGACGCGCCTGCGAGACCGGAATCTTGACGCCGCCCGGGAAATTGGTCTTGGTAACCAGCGACAGGATGGTGCCCAGACTCTTGGCCTTCTCGATGATCTTCTCGACCACGATAGTCGGGATGAGTGCGCCCGCGTCGGGGGACTTGGTGACCTGATTCTGATTGGTCAGATTCTGGGGAATCGCCGCGCCCTTGGCGACGTAGTTCATAAACGCGCGGCGGTATTCCACGCTGTTCAGCGGGTCATCCGGGGTCTGTTCGCCCGTGCCCGGCTGCATCTGACCGGTCGTGACGACCGCGCCGCCGAGGTTCATCAGGTTCTGCACCGCCTGCGGGTTCTGCTGGCGGTTTTCGAGCGCATTGAGCGCGGCCTGTGCCTGCGCCTCCTCGTCAAACTGGCGGTCGAGGGCTTCGATCTCGTCCTTCTTGGCCTTGTAGCCGGTCAGGTCGCTCTGTTCGATCAGGGCGCGTGCCTCGTTCAGCAGGGTTTCGCGCTTTGTCAGATAGGTGTCTCTGTTCATCTCGTCTTTCCTCCTAAAGTCAAAAGTTCCAGTTCTGCGCGGGCCTTGTCCTGCGCAGTCATGGGCGGATGTTTGGCGCGCTCGGCGCGCAGCTTGTCAATAACCGCCTGCGGCAGCATACCGGAAAACGATGCCGTCAGCGGCAGCGGTCGTGCGGACTCGGTCAGGCTGTCGGCAAAGCCCGCCTCGATGGCCTCCTGTGCGGTCATCCAGGTCTCTTTGTCCATGAGCGCCAGCAGCTCTTCTTCGCTCTTTCCGGTCTTGTGCCGGTAGGCAGCGGCGACCGCCTGATTGGCTTTTTTCAGCGTCTCACTGGTCGCGTCCATCTCGTGATAGTCACCCTGCGCACCGCCGGATACGTTGTGAATCATCACAAGCGCGGTCGGCGAAATGTCGCACGGCCCGGCGCACATAATCATGGACGCTGCCGACGCGGCATGACCGGTCACATGGATCTGCACACCGCCCGGGTGCGCGCGCAGCGCATCGTAGATCTCACCGCCGGCAAAGACACTGCCGCCGGGCGAATTGATGTACACGTCGGCACGCTCATTCGGCGCTCTGTCCAGCGCGGTCAGCACTTCACGCGGCGCGACCGCGTCCATGTCAAACCAGTCATAGACCCACTTGTCATCATTGGCCACGATCACGCCCTTGATGTCGATTTTCATGCCGTTTCACTTCCTCCTTCCTGTGTTGTCTGGGTTGTGGGTGCGGTATCCAAGCGACGGATGGGCACATCGCCGCCGTCGATGGGTGCAAGGTTGAGGACGGCGCGCCACTCGTTCGGCAGCATAGCGCCGCGGTCTACCATCGCCTGCAAGCCCAGCTTCGTGCTCATGCTGGCGGTTGCAAGGTTGGTCGCCTCGAACACGATCCGGTTGCCTGCCGCCCGCTCGCGGCGGGAAAACAGCTTGCGCGTGTACTCCTCGCCCAGCTCGCGCACGATGGGTTCCAGCTCGGCTTCATAGTAGGCGTTCCACTCGTCCTCGTTGTACTGCGACAGAACGATCTTGGGGTTGGTGTTGAAGATGGCATAGATGCGCTGGGTCGTGCGGTCCATCTGCGCCGCGTTGGGGACGTAGTCCTTGGGACTAATCTGGGTGGCCTCGGATTTGGAATCCACGACAACCACACCGCTGCCGTTCTCCACGTCCAGAAACCGCTGGGCAAATTCTTTCGCTTTCTCGGTCAATGCGTCATCGCGCATGGCCGTATTATATTTAATCAGCCAGCGCACGACCGACGAGTTGCGGATTGCCTTGACGATGCCCTGATCGGTCGTGCCGACGATCTCCATGAGCGGCATGAGCGTCTGCGCCAAGGGCGAACCAAACAGATCATTCTCGCAGAAGTCGGAACGCAGGTGGATGATGTCGGTGTAGGCGAACACCATGCGCCGCCCGTTGACCAGAATGAAATCCAGACACAGCGTGCCATCCTTGCGGTAGATCGCCTGCACCGAGCTTGCCGTGATGGGGTAAATCTCCACCGGCAGACCGTTTTCCTCCCGGATAATCAGCGCAAAGGCGTTGTTGTTGAGGACGAGCTGGGCGGCCAGCTTCTCCTGTAATTTCTGTCCGGTCATGTAGGGATTAGGCTCCTCGAGCAGGTAGCGCAGGCGCGCGTCCGCGTTGTACGCAATGCGGCGCTTGCCCTCGCGGTCGATGGTCTCGCGCAGGTGCTTGCCAACCAGCTTGCCCACGCCCTTGACCTTGGGACGCATACACGCCCGTACGATGTCCGACTGGTACAGCTTGCCGTTCCATGCGAAAAACCCGTTGCCCCGCTCGGTCACCATCTGATAGCGCACGGTACCCGGAGATGCGCGGGCGAACAGGTCACGAAAAAATCCCATGTGTGTATCACCTCAAATCATGCTTTGGTATTCTTCCAGATGTCGTCCGAGGACGGTGTAGGCATCGAGCAGCGCGGCGGCGCCGTCGATGCGTCGGGTCGGCTTGGTGGATTTGCACGGCTGCCAGTTGCCGTTCTTGTCCTCGTCATAGCTGGTGTTCGCCAGGCACCATTTGAGCACCGGATTGTTGTTGTAGATCACCAGCTTGGCGGCAAGGTCTGCACCCAGCGCGTGCATGGGTGCGGACAGGGTCTTTTTGCCCTGAATGACCGGTTCGGGACAAGACGGGCCAAAGGTGTCGGTCAGCTCGTCCACAAAGTAGGTCGCAGACCAGCTGTCGTAGCCAATCCACGGCAGGTAGATGTCCTCCTGCTCCTGCACCTCGACAAACCACTGGACGACGTCATGGTAGTTAATCTTGTTGCCCTGACACAGTCGGACATAGCCCTCGTCGACCCACAGGTCATACCGGATTTTGTCCTCATTGACGCGCTGCTCGAGCAGGGCTTCGGGCAGCCAGAACATCATACGCACATAATAGTGCGGGTCGTTCGGCACTTGGAAGATCACGGCAGCGGCGGTCAGGTCGGTTGTCGCCGACAGATCGACGCCGCCCACGCCGTAGCGCGGCCGCAGCTCGGCCAGATCGTAGCAGGCCGTATTGTTGAGTTCCTCAAACGTGAGCCAGGCTTCGGTCGTGGTCTCGCGGATGTTGAATTCCTTGCAGACCAGATTCTTGACTTCCTTGGGGTTTGCCTGGGCACGCGCGACCTTGTCGGCCAGCTGCTGGCGGTTTTTGATCGTGCCCAGACCGGGATTGGCCTTTGCCCAGCAGGCAGGGTCGGTCCATTCGCGCCGCGCGTCCAGCTCGTAGACAAAGGCGATAAAGTGCGGGTCGTGTGCGCCCTCGGGGTCGCCATAGCCATTGATGATACGCGCCGCATACTCGTACCGGTCGTCGTAAATGTCCTCGCGCACGGTGCCCGCGGTGGATGTGATAAACACCAGCGGCTGCTCGCGCGCGGTCGTGCCGTCGGCCATGATGTTATAGAGCGCACGCCCGTCCTTCCACTGGTGAATCTCATCCATCAGGACGCCGTGGACGTTCAGGCCGTCCAGCGTATCTGAATCGGACGCCAGCGGCTTGAACACACCGTCGTTGAACGCCTCGCTGGTCAGCTCGTGGGTCAGGGTCTTGATGCGCTTTAAGAGCGCGGGCGACTTGCGCACCATGCGCTTGGCTTCCTGCCAGATGATTTTCGCCTGATCGCGCTTGGTCGCCACCGCGTACACCTCGGGGCCGGGTTCGCCGTCGCCGATCATCAGGTACAGACCGACCGCCGACGCCAGCAGGGATTTGCCGTTCTTCTTGCCGACGATCAGCAGCGCCTCGCGGTACTGCCGGTTGCCGTCCATGTCTACAAAGCCAAAGATGGCGGCCAGCATGGCCTTTTCCCACAGCTCCAGACGCACCGGCTGACCGCCTACCTTGCCCTTGGAGTGATGGCAATAGCGCTCGATGAAGTCTATGACGTGCCAAGCGCGCGCCGGGCTGTAATGATAACCGTCAGCATCGGTGTCCAATTTGGACACAAGATGCGCATAGGTGCGGCGGATCTTGTCACCGACCACCACGTCCCCGCGCTCGATTGCTGCCCAATACGCGCGGATGGGGTCGGCAAATGGGGTTTCGTTAGGTCTCGCGGCTCGTGACAAAGCTGTCAAAGCCGTCATCGGACGGCGCTTCGACCGACTTGGGCAGCAGGTCGGTCAGCTGACGGATGATTTTCTGATAATTACCATTGGTCTGGTTGTAGACCTCGGCCTCGGGACGCTTGCGCTTGTACGGCTCTTGGTCGCCCTGGGAAAACCACTCGGTCCAGCCGTAGGTGTTGAGGTCGTCCTCAAGCTCGTCGAGCTGCACACGCATAAAGGCTGCACGCTCGATAAGACCCAAGACAAGTTTCTGTTTGGTCTTCTCAATCCCCTTAAACAGATTCAAAAGCCGCCTTTGTTCTTTCTTGATTGCGCTTTCCAGCGCCTTTTTATCCTCACATCCGGTTATTTTCCGGCACCTCCTTCCTGCGCACGCGCATGGCGCGCGCTGTGTGATTCGCGCCCCCGTGCCACGTTTTCGCCCGGCTGTCAACGGGTGGGGGTCCTGTGCGTGAGCCGTGTATTCCTCCGAGGAGGGGCGTTCGGTCGTTTTGCATCACACCCGGGTCAGCGGACTGGGAGGCGGTCGGACTTCGACCGGCTGGCCGTCCGGCCCGATGATGCACCGGTCACCGCTGCCGTCCTCGCTCTCGCGGTTATGGCACGTCTGGCAGTCATAGCGCAGCAGCGCATGGTTTAACGCAATGTCCGGGTCGTTCACGTTGTCCTCGGTCAGCCAGACCGTGTGGTGCACGATTAGGCCGGGAACCAAGCCGCAGGTCTCGCACAGACCACCGTCAATGGCCACGCGCTCGGCGATGTACGCTGCCCGGCAAGACTTCCACGCCTTGCTGTTGTAAAATTTCTTGGCAAACACTCGCGCCATTACGCCTTGTCCTCCCGCAGCATCTGCCCACAAAGTGGACACCGGAAAGTCTGTCCCTCCACTCTCACCGACTCGCCACAAATCGGACAGCGCACCGCAGGATGTGTTGAGAGTCTATACACCATCCGTGCCGGAAAGCTATCCTGTACACGGTCATGGCCATATATCGTCACCCAGTCGTCGCGCAGCTCAGGCGCAACGCGTGCAGGCAGTTCAAGTCTGATGTGTTCCGTCCGGACAGTCACAATCAGGCCATACCGCGCGGCGGCCAGTACCTCGTCCGTGGCTCGCTTGTTCTCGCTGATATCGTTCACGGTTCTCACGCTCCTTCACAATGTTCTGCATCTCGATGATGCGACGGGTCAGGCTGGCAAGTTCCAGCCGCATGATCTCGCACGCGCGGTCAAGTCGCATACGCTGGACGATGTTGCGGCTCTCGGCCGCCTGCGCACGGTTGCGCCCGATCGCCTCCTCCAAGCGGCGCTGGGCCTCGGTGTATTCACAGATCAGGACATCCAGGCTTTTCCATTCGGCCATTTGGCCCACCTCCTCGTTTTTGGGCAAACAAAAAGCCGACCACCAAGGCCACACACGTTGTGTGTCTCGATGATCGGCTCAAATCTTTTTCAGATCCCCGGCGCTGTTTGGGGTATTCAGTTCGATCTCTTTGCGGCATCCCCGGCATATCATGTACGCGCCAACGATCCGCGCGTCCGGGATGATCTGCAAGAGCTTCTTTCCACAATTCGGGCAGCACATCCATAATCTGTGTTGTGTTCTGCCTTGATTATATTTTACCACTCGGTTCCCTCCTCGTAAAGCGCCCGCGCGCGCGTTCTCCATTGTGATTCATAAGTTATACTGGGTTTCAAGCCCGAAAAATATAAGACCTTATGCTGTTTTTCTCGGTTTCGACCGTCTTGGCCTCGTCTTGCGTTCTGGTCGCCTATCCGGCAGCAGGTACTTGAGGTACTTGACCTCGCCCCACTGATTGACCATGCTGTCGCTGTCCAGCACGATCGCGCCCGGCGGTGCGCACAGCGTCACGTCATCCGGCACCCAGCCGCTTTCCCGTTCGGGCTTTTTCAGTCCCCGGCTTGGCGTCCAGCTGCGCAGGCCGTTCGGACTGCCGTGCTCCCTCGGCTCCTTGGTCAGGTACCCCGCCAGCGCCTCGTATCCGTAGGCGTCCACATACTCGATGTGCACCTCACCGTGCGGCCATAGGCTTTGCAGGGTTTCCAAGTCCCCGCCCGTGCCGTCGATCACGACATGGTGATGCAATCGCTTGTCGCCGTGCACGCCCTCGGTCACATAGACATAGCGCAGGGACTGACCGGCCAACCGGCGCGCCTTGCGCAGCTGCACCCAGAACCGCTTGATCTTATCCACCGCGCCGTCCCGATCATCCGGCAGATGATCGTCGTCATAGGTCAGGGTCACGACCAGATCGCGCGGCGTGAAGTTCGACGCCAGCAGTAGCTCGAGCTTTTGCCAGGCATATTTCATGTTCATCCGCTGACGCGCAGCCGAGCTGCACTTGGTCTTGGCTGCTCTGGCTTCTGGGCTATCCGATGGATGCACGGTCGAATACACCGCTGCGTACACCAGCCGCCCCGCCCGGATGACTTTTCTTCGTTTTGCCATCCCCTCTCCTTTCCGTGTCCAATTTGGACACTTTTCTGCAAAAGGGTATAAAAATGCGGGGCTCAGCCCCGCACAGTGCCTTATGCTATTGTTGTCCAGCCCCAAGTCTGGGCTGGGATGATTCCTTCTTTCTGTTATTTAATATAGCCGTTTTTCCGAATCTTGTCAAGCAAAGGGCGAACATTCGTTTTGGGTGCACAAAATGATACGGACAAATTTGGTAATTTTTCTACTTGCGGCGCTCGATCTTGAGCACCCACCGGTGCCACACATCCACGGACTGAACAATCTCCTTTCTAGGCTGGTTGCCTCTAGCGTCGAAGAAGTCACCGATCTAGTTTTGCGGGCAATGGCACAATGCATAAAATCTAATGGAATAATATTTATCGACAAAATTTTACAAATACCACCATTATAAAAGTATTTTCTTATGGTATAATGAAATTACCACTTTAGAAAGGAGCAATTAGAATGGCACAGCAGTTGGAAAACGAAAACATTTTGGAATCAGCTTATGTATCCCTGCATCCCGAATCACCGGAAGCCCTGAAAAATGCCCCCCAAAAAGATGCAGATGCACCGCCAGCAAATGCACTTACCGCTGAAACGCCCACTAAACCGTTATGGGATGTACCGACTGTCCCTTCTAGCTTTCTGCTATGGGTAGATGTAAACATGTCCATCAAGTTAAAAACCACGGATCATCCTGAAGGCGAATGGGTTACTCTGCTTTGTGATGACGAACCCAGCCCCCATCCATCCAGCGGTCGCTATTATTTCTGGGCATGGTGGAAAAGCTCCTGGAAGCATGACAAGAAAGTGTTAAAAGACAAAGGTATTGACATCCTCGATGAAGAATATTCTTGGCACGCGCCTTGTGCGATTGCCATTCCCTATGACAGCGTCGTACAAGACCCTTATCATCCGAGATAATAGCTATATTCCTATAAAATGACAAACAACCGCTTATAAAGCGGTTGTTTTCATATGCTCGGATGGTCATAGTGCTCCCCCCTTCTCAAAACGGCACATCGCTGTCGTCCAGCGGTGCGAAATCATCCGCGCCCAGCGCATCCTGGTCAACCGGCGGCAGCTCCGGCACCAGATCGCTGCCGTGCGCATGATCGCGGGCCTTCTTGGTCTCGCCGAATGTGACCTCATCGGTGTTGACCTCGATCGACACCCGCTTGTTGCCGTTTCTGTCCTCCCAGTTCCGAGACTGGAGACGGCCAGCCACGATGGCCATCATGCCCTTGGTGAACCACTGCTTGACGAAATCGCCCTGTTTTCCCCACGATACGCAGTCGATGAAATCGGTCTGCCGCTCGCCGTTCGGGCCTTTGCGATCACGATCAACCGCAAGAGTAAACGATGTAACAGCAATATTGGTCTGTGTGTAGCGTCGTTCGGGGTCGCGCACGAGGCGGCCTATCAAAATCGTTTTATTGAGCATGTATCATTTCCTCCTCTTTTTTGTGGGTTTGGTGATGGTCTTTCGACCGATGATGTCCAAAATCTTACCGTTCACGACCGGGAAGCACTCGCGGATGGGTTTCGACCAGCTGCCGTTCTTGAGCCTCGTGCGGTACTGTGCAACCACATAGCCGCGCCCGGGACGCTTCTTGACGTACCAGACAACGTGTCCGGTGACCGTTCCCCTGCCCGACGCCGGTTTGAAGGTCAGCTGGATGATTTTACGTTCTTTGAGCATGCTTGCCTCCTTGCTGGAATTCAGGGAACGGAATCTGACTCATATCAACATCGTGCCATTCGTTTGGATCTTGTTCCTGCGCGGCCAGCTTGCGATCCATCTTGATCGCGGTCGGCTGCCCGTCCACCTCGATAGTCTGCCAGTCGGTGTTAAGCTGCGTAAAATGCTGGTGTGCACCGTCAAACAGGAAGTCGATCTCCCCGCACACACCGCGCCGGTTCTTTGCGATGAACAGCGTGCGGAATCGGTCGGGATCGTCGTCGTCAATGTCGGTCGGACGGTACAAGAAGGCAACCACATCGGCATCCTGCTCGATCTGACCGGATGATCGCAGATCGGTGAGCTGAGGCACATCCCGATTGCCGCCCAGACGGCTGAGCTGCGACAGCACAATGCCGATCACGCCCTGCTGCCGGAACAGCACGGTCAGCTTGCGCGAGACATCGGTCACCCGATCGTACTCGCTCAGTCTCCGGTCATGGTGCTCAATCAGGCCGATGTAGTCGATGACCACTACCTCAGGCCGGTAGCGGACAATGTAGGCGCGGATGTCCTCGACGGTCATGCCCACCGCGTCCACATAGTCCAGCTTGCTTTGCCCGAATCTCTGCGCCGCGCGCACGAGCTTGGTCATCTGCTCCTGATCGATGTTCCAGTGCTGGATATCCGCATAATCGACGCAGGATTGCTCGGTCATCATGCGGTCAATGGTCTGATCCTCGTCAGTTTCAAACGAGAACAGCGTAACCCGCCGCGTGCGGGCGATGTACGAGGCAAGCTGCCATGCAAAAGCGGTCTTGCCCACCGAAGGACGGGCAGCTAACACGATGTACTCGCGTCCCTCGGCGAAAATGTGCTGGTTGAGCTTGTCAAAACCCCAGTCCAAGAACGTGCGCACGCCGGTCGGACGGCTCAAAAAGCGCTGCGCCATTTGGGATGCCGTGCGGCGGCGGTTTGCGCCGTCATTTTCGCTGAGCACGCCCACCAGCGCCTCGGCTTGGGCAAGCAAGGCTTTGCGGTCGTCACCGTGGTGCAGCGCAAGCTGCATTTTGTCCAGACTGTCTTTTGCCTTGGCCAGCGCCGCGCCCTCGCGCAGGATGGCAGCGTATTCCGGCCAGACCGCCGAGGTCGGCGTGACGAGTGCGATCTGCTTGCACAGTTTGAGCGCTTCATCCCCGCCCATGCGCCCAGCCACCGTGACCGGTGCAATGCTCAGGCCGTCGGAGAACAGCGCCAGCGCGGCCTCGAAGATGGCGCGGTGGTCACTGTGCAGAAAATCATCCGCGCGGACGGTCTGGAAGATCTCTGCCGCGCATTCCGGGTCATTGAGCAGCGAGCCAAGCAGCGTGCGCTCGGCCTCTAAGTACAAGGCGTCGTTCATAGCTTTCTCACTCTCCTGCTCTCAGCTGGTGCGTCCTGACAGTCTTTTTTGAGCCAGCTGAGCAGGGTTGCGTAGTGATCGCGGTAGCGCTTGCCCTTGGATTGCATGTAGGCCGACAGCGCCTCGATCTCGGCCGCGACCTGATTCGGCGTCCAGCGCGCGGTCAGGCGTGCAAGTTCATCGTCGGTCAGTCGGACATTGCCAAACTCGCCATATCCCTTGCGCCCGTCCTCTGCCGGTTTGACCGGTTCCTCCTGCGCGCGTGCGCCCTCTCTCTCGTCTTCTAACTGGTCTTCTAACTGCTCATTATATAGAGTGCACGATTTCGTGCACTGAGCTGCACCGTTTGGTACATTGCATTGCACCGTTTCGTGCATTGCATTGCACGATTCGGGTACGCCTATTTTCCAAGGCTCATAAGCCACGATCACAGCCTCGGTGACCGTGTACCATGTCGTGCGATCCCTGCGATCTTCGTTGTACTCCGCGGTCAAAATCAGGCCTTTTTCCTTGCACCGAGCAATGATGCCTTGCAGCTGTCGGCGCGTCCACCACGGGAAAATCTTCATCAGGGCGTTCATGGTATCATACGTCCAGTAATGACCGTCCCGGTAGTTTCTGCCGTTGGCTGCGTTATCTCGCACCCACCAGTACAGGCGATGCACGAAAATGGCCTCGGGCACGCCATACTGCTGGGCTAAATCCATATCAAATGCGTATTGCACACGTTCACCTCACATGTTCCAGCCAACCGGTGAGCGCGAGGCACAGGGCGAGCGGCACGCTCCACAGGACAATCCCCGCGAGGCACGCCAGCACGCCAATGTCCCCGGTATCACACCGGCCGACTTGTCCAAAAATGGCCACCATACACACGATGGCGGCAACTTTGCATACTGTTTTCATTTTGTACTCCTTTCGGGCAGGCGTCCCTGCGAGCCACCGCGCTTCCTGTCCCCTTTCTGTCTCCACCTTATCAGGTTTTGACCGGCACTTCCACCCGGCGCATGTCATATTGACATGTCCACCCGCATTTGGGCACGCCGCGACCAGCCGGTCATGCTTTCGCACTTTCCCGGCTGATTTTACGGCTTTTTGTTGACTTTTTCCCGCGTTTGGAGTACACTTAATTTGCTAAGATCGAGTGTATTCCAAAACTCTCACACGCCTTACCGGTTCAACTGGTGAGGCGTTTTTTCTTGCCCTGCGCCGGTCAGGGACAGGCTCAGGGACGCGGCAACAATCTCGCGCAGCTCGTCCATGATGCCGTTGTAGATCGGGCGCTCGTGCTCGTCGATGATGCCGTCCTCGGCGATCTCCAGCAGCGTCTCCACGCGGCCCTCTCGGGCAAAATTGCGCAGCAGCCGGAACAGCCGCATGGTGCATTGCTCGAGCGACCGCTCGCTCACTTCGGGCAGGATCTGACCGGCAGCGCTGGTCTTGAGATGCCGGTACGCCAGCGCCGGGTCGCGGTACAACTCGGCCATCATGGTCACCATCTCATCCGATGGACGGCGGCGGCCGGTCTCGTACATGCGCAGACTCTCGGTCGATATGTACAGCCGATCGGATGCCGCTTCCTGCGTCATTCCGGCACGCTCGCGCGCGGTTTGGTAGATGTTACGGCTCGGTTTCATCCTGTTTGTGCCTCCTTTCACGCGCTATAATCGAGGTATACGGTGTCACCGAGGCGCGGATGCAAGCCGGTGCCCGCATAATACCAATTCTCGTCAAAATCCTGTTCCAGCCGGGTCTCGATGGCATCCCCATCACGCACCAGCGTCAGCCTCTGCCCTGCATTCAGGCCGTCCGAGTAGGTGCCGTCGGCAAAGCGCACGACCGGCCGTCTGATCGACGGATCGTACAGCATGGTACCTCGTCTTTGTCTGGTCATGTTATCATCTCCTTTGCATCAGCAGCTGGCGCTCGTAACGGAACTCTTCGATCACATCCTGCGCATAGCGGATGAACTCATCCATCTTGCGCTCCAAGCCGTCCAGATCGGCCTGCGGCACCGTTCCGTGCTCATAGGCGATCAGGCGCTCGGCGTGGATGCGATATCGCCAGCGGCGCGTCTGCGGGTTGTAGATCGCTTCCCCGATCGGCAGCTTGCCCTCGCGCATAGCCACCGCAACACTCATCGCGTTCGGGTAGTTGCTGAGATATTCCGAGGCGATCAGCGGCGTCACGCGCGGCAGCGCCCGGATCTCTTCATCAGTCCAGTGTTTCTTGGGCATTGTCCTTCCCCTTTCTTGAAATTTATCTGTAAGTTGCTTCCTTTTATCTTTTTCGGTATGATAAAGACGAAAGGATGTGATTTTATGACACTTCAATCTGAATTACTGCTGCACAAACTTCGTAAAGCAGAAAGTTATGATGGACAGCTACTATTTATCGATTACGATAATCACCATATTAGCGGGCTCCACGAAGCTTCTGAATCATTTAAAACCGTTTCATTCGTTGAAAGACCCGAAGAAATGAAATCTGCACTTGAATACCTTCAAGACTGTCATAGGCTTATCATACATCCTCATTCCTATGTCGAGTTGCTACATACCGGTAGCCATATATGGCAAGCCAGACTTTCTTGGTTCGCAAACAGCATTTTACTCCCAATCTTTGTCTCTATTGCTACAACTTTAATCACCTTAGCTATTTCATCTTAAATCACACCCATAAACTTCATCGTCAACAATGACGCAATAACGCTAACTGCCGCACGGATTAACGTATCTCTCACGCGTTTCCCTCCTTTCTAGGCCCCAATATGTCTATTAGTTGCATAACTTCTCCTTTTCGTGTATGATAAACGCGAAAGGATGTGATCTGACATGGATTTGACGGTTGCACTCTCTTTAATTACGGCTATTACAGCCATTGCAGCGCCATCAATCACCGAAGTCATTCGATCAAAAAATACACTTAGAATAAAGCAGTTAGAAATTCATGAAACTGCAAAACGAGAGGCTTTCTCCCGTTTTTCAAACTCTCTTTCGCAATGGCAGCTTTTCCAGACAGACCGTGACCAAAAATGCATACAAGAAATTCTTTCTGGGATCTATGAAGCAGCTATATACTGTGACACTCCCACTCAAGAAGAATTGTATAAATTGATTGCTCTTATCAGAGAGGCTGAGGATAGTAAAAATTACGTTTCCGTAGAACAGCAATTTCAAGTCTGTATCACAAAAATTGGCTCTCTGAACCAATCCTTCGGTGACTCGGTTCATAAATAGCTACCTCTTACACTACATCAAAAATCTTTGGCATGATGCACAGAGAAATCAAAAACAACACCGCAAGCACATATGGGATATACCAAGTGAGAATGCGGGATTGAATTTTTACTAAACTGCACAGTGAGATACCTGTGGCAAAGTACGCAATCAAGATTCCTACCAGCAATTCATATCTCATGTTTCTCCCTCCATTCCTTGTCAGAAACTTTATTTGCTAACTGTGAATTTCATCGGTAAAAAAATATCCTCCACTTTCACAGACAGCAGATCTGCAATCTCGATCGCCGTTGATACAGGAATCATTCTTGCCCCTTTTTCATACTGACAATAGGTCGAACTTGCAATTCCTAACCTTTCAGCAAAGGCAGACTGTCCGATTCCTTTCTCTTTTCGCAGCTGTTCTAACTTGCTCATCATCTCACCTCATTTCACATATAGCAAATATTATGCTCCTATTATAGATTCACACTTAGCAAAAGTCAATAGTGTATTTCACGTTTTGCAAAGTTATGTTTTCATTCTGCAAAGATTGTGCTATGATTTTCACAAGGTGAGAATATAGCAGAAATGAGGTGATGCTGAAATGGGAATTGGTGATCGAATCCGAGCGCTAAGAACCAACACCGGTATGACACAGGTCGAACTGGCAAATAAACTCAATATCAGCAACAGCACCTTGTCGCAGTATGAAAGCGGCGCAAGGACACCCAGCGATGACATGAAGTTAAAAATTGCAGCCCTCTTCCAAGTCTCTACGGATTATTTGTTGAGTGGCGCAGTAAATACTGTGAACACAAAAGTAAAAGGCGTACAAATCCCCGTTCTGGGTGATGTCCGCGCCGGTTATCCGATGGAGGCCGTCGAAAACATCATCGATTACGAGGAGATCGACGAAGAAACCGCGCGTCGTGGTGAGTTCTTTGCCTTGCGTATTAAAGGTGACAGCATGGAACCTCGCTTTGTCGAGGGTGATGTCGTCATCGTCCGCAAGCAGGAAACCGCCGACAGCGGTGACATCGTAGTTGCTCTGGTCAATGGGGACAGCGCGACCATCAAGAAATTAAAGCGACATCAAAACGGTATTACCTTAATGCCGACTAATCCGACCTATGAGCCCATGTACTACTCTAACGAGGAAATCATGGAGCTACCGGTCACGATCTTAGGCAAGGTCGTAGAACTGAGAGCAAAATTTTAACTCTTGAGAGGATGTGTAATTCATGCCTAAATGCAAAAAGTGTGGTAAACGCGGCTTTTTCCTTCGTTTGAATGCAAGTGGCATTTGTGAAGAGTGTGAATTACACGATAAAATCCAGAGGCAAATTCAAGTCGAACAAGCCCAACGTCAAAGAGAAGAACTGCGCCAAAAGGCTTTGGAGCAGCAAAAAGAGCGAGAGCTACGCCTAAAAAAAGAAGAAGAGGAACGCGCTGCGCGTGTGCAGCAGATCATCGAAGAAAACCGTGAACGTGTCAAACGTGATCTTGCCATCAAGGAAAAAGCACGCGAAGCATTTGACCGTCAATTAGCATCTATTCCGATCTATTCCATCCCATATTCTTCTGAAAAAACAAAGCGGCGTGCGGTCTCATCAATGGGAGAAATCACTTATTCAAGAATCACTAAAAAGACAAGCTTTTCAAAGTTAGGGGACTTTGTCGTGGTTGATACCGAAACTACTGGCATAACCCTCTTATCGTCGAAGATTGTTGAACTATCTGCCATTCGTTTTGAAAACTTCCGACCAACCATGCTTTTTACAACTTTGATAAATCCTGAATGTACTATCCCACCAGAGGCAACAAATGTGAATCACATCACAGACGAAATGGTGAAAGATGCGCCTAAAATCTGGCAAGTAATGCCTGCTCTTCAAGATTTCATCGGTACTATGCCATTGGTCGGACACAACCTGCCTTTTGACCTAAAGTTCCTGTACAAATATGGACTTGATGTTCCTCAACCAAAGCAAAAATTTTATGATACATTGCAAATCGTACCGACTGTTCTAAGCAAAGCAAAATCCAAGTGGGATGCTGATCTGCAAGAACGGGTAATCAATTATGAATACAGCTTTGATGTAGAAGATTATAAACTGGGTACCGTTTGCGCGTATTATGGAATACATATATCAAATGCACATCGTTCTTCGGCAGACTGCCTTGCAACAGGACTTTTGTTTGCAAGATTAGCCCGAGCCAAAACTTTATAACTGTTTCTACTGAGACACTAGCTAAGGGGGATTTTGAATGGACTTCGTCGATCAATTACAGCAATTTGTAAAGAAGATCTCTGGCTTTAAGGACTCCATCACGACCGAAGAGGCGACCAAGACCTCGGTCATCCTTCCGTTTTTCCACCTGCTCGGCTACGATATTTTTGACCCCACCGAGTTCGTCCCGGAATTTGTAGCCGATGTGGGTATCAAGCGCGGTGAGAAGGTCGATTACGCCATCCTGCAGGACGGCAAGCCGATCATCATTATCGAGGCCAAGGCAATGGGCCGCAATCTGGAAAAGCATGATTCCCAGCTTTTCCGCTACTTCTCCACCACCTCGGCCAAGTTTGCCATTCTGACCAACGGCATCCGCTACCGCTTCTATACCGATCTGGAAGAAGCCAACCTCATGGACTCCCTCCCCTTCCTGGACATCGACCTGCTGCACCTGCGTGACGCACAGATCGAGGAGCTGAAAAAGTTCAAAAAGGAAAATTTCAGTGTCGCCCGTATCTTTGACGCGGCATCTGTACTCAAATATGCCGGAAAGTTCAAGGAAACGCTGTCCGAGCAGTTTGAAAATCCCTCAGATGAATTTGTGCGCTTCTTTTTGCAGGACGTATACGACGGTCGTATGACCCACTCGGTTGTCGAGAAGTTCCGTCCGATCCTCAAGGCATCCATGCAGGAATTCATCAGCGAGACCATGAACGACAAGATCAAGTCCGCGCTGTCTACGGCGAATGCAGCGCCCGTAGCACCCGCTGCACCTGCCAGCAAGGCACCCGCACCTGTTCCTGCGTCCGCTCCCGTCGAGGAAGAACCCGCGCCTGTCGTGGAAAGTGCGCCTGAGCCCACTGAGGAAGAAATGAACGCATACTATGAGCTGCAAAACCTGCTCAAGGATGACGTCAGTCTGGACTCGATTACATACAAAAAGACCGACTCCTACTTTGCCATTCTCTACCAGAACAACACCCGCAAATGGCTGTGCCGTCTGGTACTGTCCGACAATCAAAAGCTGGTCTATCTGCCCGACGCGGACAAGAATCCCATCCGCCGTCAGGTTGCCAATATTTACGAGCTGGCAAGCTATCGCCGGTACATCACCAGCGTGATTGCCCGCTACGGCGGTACGCTGCTGCGCCCGCTGGAACGCGAAGATCCCCCGATTTATCAGATTATTCTCAAGCGTCGCTTTCCCAAAAAGCAGCGCGTCTAATTGTCAGGAGGTGCCCCATGCCCTTACCCCTTGAAGAACACTACACATACAAAGATTACCTGTCCTGGGTGACCGAGGAGCGTTATGAGCTCTGGGAGGGTCAAGCCGTCATGCAGGCACGTCCATCCATCCAGCATCAGACAGTATCCGGCAACATCTTCTTTGCCCTGCGCGGCTTCCTCGACGGCAAGCCCTGCCGTGCGTTCCAGGAGATCGAAGTGCTGCTGCCGTCCTCGTCCAGCCAGAAGGCCGACGATGTGGATACGGTTTATGTTCCCGATCTCACCGTCGTGTGCGACCCGAGCAAGCTGCACCACCAGTATTGCATGGGCGCACCCGATGTGGTGTTTGAGATCCTGTCCCCTTCCACCGCTCGCGCCGACCGTATCGTAAAACTCAATGCCTACCAGCGCGCTGGCGTGCGTGAGTATTGGCTGGTCAGTCCGCTTGAAGAGACCGTGCAGCTGTTCACGCTGGATGGCGGCACCTTCCGGGCATCGGATATCTTCACGCCCGGCATGTCGGTCACCTCGACCGTGCTGTCCGGATTCTCGGTGGACGTATCCAAAATCTTCCGATAACGCAAAAAATCCCGCCCTGTGACCGGGGCGGGAAAAATATCATGCTTATAATCGAACAAATATTTGTTTTTATGTAAAAAGAGGTGAACCCATGCGAAACCCGAACGGCTACGGCTGTGTTTATAAGCTATCCGGCAAGCGGCGCAAGCCATTTGCCGCGCGCGTGACGATCGACTGGACGCTCAAGGACGGACAGCAGACCGCGACCCAAAAATACAAATCGCTCGGCACCTTTGCCACCCGGGCGGAAGCGCTGTCCGCGCTCGCGGCCTATCACGACGATCCGCACGCGATTCCCGGCTCGATCACCTTTGCACAGCTCTACGATCGCTGGTCGGACCGGAAATTCACCAAGATCAGCGACAGCACGGTCAAGAGCTACAAAGCTGCATACAACTGGTGCGCGGCGCTCTACGATCTTCCTTTTGCATCGCTCAAGACCGATCATCTGCAATCGGTCATTGATGGGTGCACGGCCGACTGGCACACCAAGAAGGCGATCAAGACCCTATTCAATCAGCTGTTCAGCTACGCACTGGAAAACGATCTGGTCGGTAAGAACTATACACAATTTGTCGATCTGGGCGGCTCTGCTCCGGCCACTACCCGACGGCCGTTTACGCGCAAGGAACAAAAGCTGCTGTGGCAGCATCTGGGCGATCTGGACTGGATCGACACCGTGCTCATTATGATCTATACCGGCTGGCGCATCGGCGAGCTGCTGGCCATGCGCACGGATGACGTCGATCTGACCGAATGGACCATGCGCGGCGGCTCCAAGACCGAAGCAGGCAAAAACCGACTGGTTCCCATCCATTCCCGCATCCGTCCGCTGATCGCGCGGCTGTATGATCCCGGCCGGGAATACCTTATCCCCTCCCCTGACGGCAACCGTCCGTTGTCCTATTACACCTATCGGGATGTGTACTTCCGTCGGGTCATGGAGCAGCTCGGCATGCCCGACCACCGACCGCACGACTGTCGTCACACCTTCGCCAGCGAAGCCGACTCGGCAGAGATGAACAAGCTGTGCATCAAGCGCATCATGGGACACGCCTCACAGGACATTACCGATCGGGTTTACACGCACAAGACCATCGAAGAGCTGCGACGGGAAATTGAGAAGATCCCTTAAATCTTGTATATTGTTTGTGTATTTTATGTATATTGTCATGGACTCCCGCGTAAAATCCACATACTTTCAGGCATGAAAAAAGCACCCAAAACAAGCGTTTTGGGTGCTTTTGTTGTACAAACCAGAGTTCTGATAAGCGATAATTTAGCGCTTGGAGAACTGCGGAGCGCGACGTGCAGCCTTGAGGCCGTACTGCGCTCGTTTTTGAGCCGTTTTTCCTTGGTATTTCGGGCTTTTCCGGACTTTTCGCTGTTCAGTTATCCTATGTGGTAACCACGGAAAATGGCTGTTTTTCAATCAGCAGCGTTCTGATGAAAAGCACCGTTTACTACACTGAACAACTCCTCTGGCTTATTATACTTGACCTTAGCATAGATGTCCATAGTTGTTTTGCTGTTTTCATGTCCTGCAAGATACTGAACCGTCTTGGGATCAACTCCGGCATAAAGCAGGTTCGTGATGTATGTGTGCCGGAGCTGGTGTGGGGTCACATCAAAATCCAGCGTATATTTGATTTTGGGTTGATTCCTCTGTGTCATGCCCAGCGTTGGTGTAACCGTGTACTTGATGCTCTGCCCATTCACATACTTATAGTAGTTGCGCGGCTTGGTAGACCGAACAACTACATACTGCCATACCCTTTGAAATTGCGATGCAGCTAACGGCTGTCCTTCGCTATCCGAAATCACATAGTCCGACTTTGATGCTGTTTTGGCTTCACGCAGGCAGTCCACCAAGCACTTGGGAATCGGAATATCCCTTTTAGCCGCCTTGGTCTTTAGAACAGTGGAAATCACGGGTCTGTTATGTTCCGTGCGCCATGCTCGCCTTACCGAGATATAGGGAGTAGACTCGTCCAGGAATACACAGTCCCATTGCAGCGCAAGGATTTCTTCCCGGCGCAGACCGGAATATAACCCAAGCATAATGAACAAGTAGGGAGGAAGCTCCCTGACCGTATCCAGAAGCACTTCTACCTGCTGATCTGTCAATGCCTCCCTCTTTTTCGCTGGCTTTCCGCCCTTTCCCGATATTCCTACACAGGGGTTATGCTCAAGTATCTGGCTGCGCTCTGCCGAGTAGAAAATACACTTGAGAAGCATATTTACTGTGCTGTATAACCCCTCCGATTTTTTTGACAGCGGTACAAGCGCCAGCCGAATATCATCTGCGGTCACTTCTTCCATATACATCTCACCCAAAGGCTTAATGATATAGTTCTTCATGTCAGCAGTATATCCTCTCAATGTAGAAGCAGATACCTTTGCCGACTGCATCAGCAGCCACTTCTGACAATACTCGGCCACTGTCGGATGCTGCCGACGAAAGATGATCTCCTCCACCTGTCGCCGCGCTTCTAATTGCTTCTCATATAATTCTTCGCAAGTAGCAGCATACAAACTCACCTGCTTGCCATCTGCGTCCATGATCCGGGTTCTGTAATACTGGATTCCTTTTTGCATAATGGTTCCGTACTGCGGAACCTCTGTTTTCATTTTCGCCATCTTTGACCTTCCTTTCCTGATAACGTGCAGTTTCCGTATCTACACTCTCTTTTTATCAGAAAGTACAGACTTAATCAAAGATACGGCCTATGTAAAGCAAAGAGCGAGACATCCTTGCCTCGCTCCTGCTTCGTTTTCGCGTTTGTTATTTTATGCTCACACTGAATCCCATTGCGAAAATGCGTTACCCATCGTTCTGACCAGCTCATCCGGCCTGTTGTATTTGACCTTTGCGTAAATGTCCATGGTAATTTTGCTGCTTTCATGGCCTGCCAGGTATTGCACCGTTTTGGGGTCTACCGACGAATGAATCAGATTCGTGATGTAGGTGTGTCGCAACTGATGCGGTGTTACTTCAAAGTCCAGGCTGTAAACAACATTACCGTTATGCGCCGCCTTTTCTCCAAGAACAGGTGTGACCGTATGCTTTACCCGCTTTCCATCCTCATATCGGTAGTAGGACCGTTCCTTGACTGTTCTGGTGACAACATACTGCCACAGCCGCTTAAACTGCGTATAGGACAGCGGATCGCCGTCCCGGTTCGGCACCACATACTCCGAAGTCGAATTTTCCTTTGTCTCTTTCAGGCACTCAGCCAAACAGGTCGGCAGTGGAATATTTCGCTCGGCAGCCTTCGTTTTTAATTCTTCCAGAATCACCGGCCTGTTGTTTTCTGTATGCCATGCTCTCCGCACTGTTAAATAAGGAAAGTTTCCATCAAGATAGACCGAATCCCATTTCAGGGCGAGGATTTCTTCCCGCCGCAAGCCTGCGTACAATCCAAGCATCACAAACACATAGGTTGGCAGTCCTTCCACCGCATCCAATAAGCGCTCGACCTGCTCGTCTGTCAGCGCCGCTTTATCTTTCTGCGGAACGCCGCCACCCTTTGTCGTTAGATAGATCGTCGGGTTATTATCTATAATCCGGCTTTCCTTTGCTGCACGGAAAATAGATTTATACAGGATCACGACCGACTTATATACCGATGCAGATTTTTTTGAAACAGAGACAAGTGCAAGCTGAATATCATCCAGGCTGACCTCTCCCATCCGCTTATCACCTAATTCCGCAATGATATGACGCCGTACCTTTGAGGTATAGTCCGTCAAAGTCGTGGTACGAACATGAACAGACTGCATCAACAGCCATTTCTCACAATACTCTGCAACCGTGGGTGTTTTTCGATGAAATGTGGCGTTCTCAATCTGCTCCAACGCAATCGTTTCCTTATTATAAAGTTCTTCGGGCGTTCTTGCATAAAGGGCAACGAGTTTTCCATCTGCATCTTTGATTCTTGTTCTGTAATACAGGACACCTTTTTTTATAACCGTTCCATATTCAGGAATTATCATTTTCCTTTTTGCCAATTCCGTCACCTCCTAAAATAATCTCCAGCGCTGTATCTTTGTTTTATCAGAGATCTTCAGTTCCAGCAAGGATACGGATTGGCTCATGCTCCGGCGTTCCGGGTCTTGCGGTAAGTCGCATTCTTTTCCATCGGTTTTGCCCGGTGGGTGCATTTTGCGATATACTCCTGAAGGCCCATATCAGTAAAATATACACAACCGTTCTGCACATACTGAACATAAGAAATCAAGCCGTTGTTACGGGCCGCATCCAAGGTCGCAATGCTGATTCCCAGGATTCTGGCAGCTTCTTTTCGTGTAATCAGTTTTTCCATAAATCATATTCCCTCCATTCCGTCAAGGTTGTCATCGTGCTTTCAAAATCACATGAATGCACTGGCAGCCGAAACTGCCAGTGCATGGTATCTAACTTTGAAAAGAAAACTGCATCTGGATGATGACCTGTTGTTGCTTACGGTAACCGGACGCAGCTCTCTTGAATTTGAAGTTCGCTTTCGCCACATTTGCCACGCATCCCTGACGATGGGGACATTCCCGGTCTCCGCTGGCGCGGATGTCATAACTCCGCAGCGTCGTTTTACTCGTGCGCCGCAGGGTTCCGCCTCAAGTCCGTGGGCGGGTGTGAACAAGTATCTTTAAGCCCCCATGGAGTCCTCGCGCTCGAAGTGCCACCTCCGGGTCTCAGGCTGGCGTTGATCGCTGGGAACAGCCTTGTTTATCACCTCCTTGGCTGTCCATCTTGGCGGCGCGCCTGATTCGCTCGTACATGGGTTATGTACCAGAAATGCCGTCTATTCAATTGTCAAAGTACCATCGAAGGGGAAAACTTGTCCTTCTATTAACACTGACAAAAGGGGCAAAAAACAGGCGCTTCAAATGAAACTTTATCAAAAAATTTTTGCCAACTGTTTCAGCCCACGCCGGATGCTGTCACGGACACGGCTCGGATCTACACCTTCGGCTCCGGCAATCTCATTTACGCTCATCCCCAGATAGTACCGAGCATAAATTCTTTTTGCCTGTTTCTCCGGCAAAGCCATCACGGCGGAGTAAATCTGCTCGCGCAGCTGCTTTTCCTCCAGAAGCATCTCCGGCGTCTCCAGCTTTCGCAGGACCGCATTTTCAATTCCATTCTCACAGTCCAGGGAGTACTGCGCCTTATAGCGATACATTTTTCGCTCATAGGCTGCTTCAGCTCGCTCGTCAGACTGAAACACCGCTTGTACTTCATCGGTTACTTCCAAAAAGGCATCGGTTTTATAAACATCGGGATACAGATCCCGAAGATTGACTTTCTTCAT